CGCTTTGGAGTTTTCCAGGTGCAGCGCTTCGCCAGACAAATCCCATCCTGACAACATGAAGCGGGCGTTTCTCGGCATGGGGCTGAAGAAGCCGGACCTTGAGTTCGCCGCCATATCCAGAGAATTCGGGCCTTGCGGCCCGACCGGCACCCTGTTCGAGGCAAAGAAATGAACGACATAACCACCCTCACCCCTCTCAAGGAACCGCCGGGCCAGTCGCTGTTCCGCGCCTCGGCCCAGGCCCGCTCGCAGGGCGACCGCGCCACCGGCCGCAGGCTGACGGAGCAGGCCCTGCGCTTCGACCCGGCCATCGGCGGGGCGTGGTTCAACCTCGGCACCGACTATATGCTGGAAGGCAAGCATGAGGCGGCGGAGGCTTGCTTCCGCAGGGCCGTCGAGCTGCTCGGCGAGGAGCCTTACGCGCTCTCCAATGTCGGCTGGTCGCGCTACCTTCAGGGCGACGTGCATGGCGGGATCGCCTGGACGGAGCGCTCGCGCAAGGTGACGACCAGCCTGCCCGGCCCGTTGAACAATCTGGCCCATATGTATATGGGGGTTAGGGATCATGAGAGCGGCCTGTCGCTTGCCGAGCAGGCGATCGCCCTCGATCCGGGCAATCCGACCTACCGGGTGAGCCGGGCCTTCGCCCTTCTCTATAACGACGAAGTGTCGAAGGGCCTGCGCGAGTACGAATCGCGCTTCCGCTTTAAGCTGAAGGAATTCGAGAACTATCCGATGCCGTTCTGGCGCGGCGAGAAGACCGGGCATCTGTTCATCGTCGGTGAGCAGGGCATCGGCGACACTATTCAGTTCGGACGGTTCATCAAGCGGGCCGGGATGTACGCGGAGCGCCTGACGATCAGCGTACACCCGGCCCTGGTCAAGCTGTTTACGGCGGAGTTTGATGGGTTAGCGACGATCATCGGATCGCCGGCCCCGATGCCGGAGGCGGATTACTACTGTCCGATGATGAGCCTGCCGGTGGCGATGGGACTGAAGGACAACGAAATCCTGGAGATCGGCGAAGAGTGGACAGGGCGGCCGATCGCCACGACCATACAGCCGGACTGGCTGGTCCCCAGTCGCAAGCTGCATGTCGGCATCGCCTGGGCCGGCAGCCCGGACATGGAGAACAACACCAACCGCTCGACGGTGCCGGAGGAGTTTCTCGCGCTCTACGACGCGCCCGGCATCCAGCTCTACAGCCTCCAGGTCGGGCCGGAAGCGCTGCCGAACAAGCATGCCCATCTCGGCAATCTGATCAAGGACCTGTCCTGGGAGATCAGGGATGTCACCGATACCATGGCTATCATGGAGCATCTGGACGCGGTGGTGAGCGTCTGCACCTCGGTGGTCCATATCGCTGGCGCGGTCTGCCTTCCGTTCGCCGTGCTGTCGCCGTCCCGAGCCCCGCACTGGGTCTGGGGTTACAATGACCGCTCGGTATGGTATCCGGAGACGGCGCATGTGTTCCGTCAGCGCTTCGGTGGCGACTGGCGTCCGGCGATGAAGGAGGCTGCTGAATGGCTGACGACGCTAAAGTAATCGGGCTGGTCACAGCGCCATTGGCGTCCGAAAAGATAAGGAATCAGATAGTTGAGTATCTGAAGGAATGCCTTTATCTGGCTGAGAAAGGGGAGGTGGACGATGTTCTGATCATCGTCAACCTGACCAGCCACAAATGGCGGGACTTTGTCAGCGGGACGAACAACTTTTCGGTAAGGATAGGCCGCCTTGAGATCGTCAAGGCAGCCATGATCGAGATGTACCGTCAGGAAGAGGAAAGCGAAAGTGACTGAAGACAAGGGATACGTTGTCAACGACGTCGATCCAGACGAACCCTCGCACCGCTTCACCATGTTCCTTGCCGATCTGTGCGGCAATGCGCTGGCCCAGGGGCTGGGGCTGGATACGGTTAGCAACGCGATGACCAGCGCCTTCGTCAACATCGCGTTCCACAATGGCGTGCCGGCCGAGCACGTCGCGGAGCGACTGCACCGGCTCGCCGAACTGATGCCGCGCATCTACCAGGACATGCGGCTGATCAATATGGATGTGCAAGGGAGCGCGTGATGAGCCTGATGGAGTTCATAAATTCCGCGAACCGCCGGTATCTGAGGTGGGCCGAGCGCAGAAGGAACGCGCGCCTCGCCCGCCGGGCGGTCAAGGCCGCAGGAAAGAGGCAGATCGTCATGACCAGACTGATCTGGATCGATGAGGCGGAGCTGCGCGGAATGGGAGCTGTCACGGCCGAGGGCCTGTGGGTGGCCCCGACCGCAAAGCCGGTCTTTATCGCCGAGCGCGAGGATGGCTCCTACCTGATGTGGCCGACACCGCCGGTCGGCTTCAATGTGTTCGTGGAGTGAGCGATGCCTGAAATGCGCAAGGTCTTCTCCAGTCACGTCGACTCCATCGGCTATGAGGACGGTGAGCTGTTCGTGACCTATAAGTCCGGCAAGACCGCCGTCTACGAGAAGGTGCCGGAGAACGTGGCCGAGATGGTGACGGGCGCGGCGAGCATTGGCAGCGCGCTCAACGCCTATATCAAGGATGTGTACGGCTTCAGGTATCTCGACGAATGAACCAGACTCTCATCACCTCCAGCTCGTTCATAAAGGATGACGCGCGGGCGCAGCTGGTCAGGCTGTGGGCCGACGTGCTGAACAAGCTGACGCCGCCGGACTGGCCGGTCATCCTGTTCGACAACGATTCGCCGATCAGCGCGGCTTCGGTGCTGGCCGACAAGGGGTTCGTCGAGCTGAAACATGATGAGCCGTGGGCACCGCACATCAAGCGGGCCATCGTGGTCAACCGCGAGCCGAACAAGTACCTGCTAAACGGCTCCGACCACTGCACCGATGCCATTCTGTCGGCGGTCGAGGAGGGTGCGTGGACCGGCATGGAGTACGCGCTCTATCTGGAGAGCGACATGATCCTGGCCCGGAAGCCGGAGTGGATCGTGGACCGGATGCAGACCTACGGCATGCTGTGTACGAGCGCATGGAGCAAGATGCACGACTTCGTCGAGACCAATATCATGGGGTTTCACGTGAAACAGTGCGCTGCCATGGGTCTGGTCGAGGCGTGGCGCAAGCACGAGCGGCGCGGCGGCGAATGGCCGGAGGTATGGTTCGAGAAGTTCTTCGGCGACAATCTGCATATCCTTCCGCTGCGTGGCGACCGCGATGATCGGCATGAGTTGACACGTTTAAACTGTTTGTACGCCTATCCGCGCGGCTGGGACTATCTCACCCACTGCGATGATCTGGCGGTGTATCGTGAACTCCTGGCCAGGAATGGGGTGGAGGTATGAAGATTCCGGAATGGCTGCGCCTACGCCTGCTCGCCTACGCTCGCCGCACCATGGCTTCGCGGCCCGCTGACTTCGTCATCGCGCCGTATGACGAGCCGTACCTGTACCGCTGGCATATCATCAAGACCAAGTGGTTCAGCCTGTATGTTCACAAGATGGTTCACGACGATGACGATCGCGCTCTGCACGACCATCCTGGCGACAATGTCAGCGTGTTGCTGAGTGGCGCGTACTACGAGCATCTGGAGAATAGGCGTCGCATATCGCGAATCCAGGGTGACATGCTGTACCGGAAGGCCGAGGAGAAGCATCGTCTGGAGATGGTTTTTACAGAACAGACCATCTCGCTCTGGGTTGTCTTCCACAAGCGTCGCGTCTGGGGCTTCTGGCCAGACGGACAGTTCGTTCCGTGGCATGACTTCGTCGACCAGGATAGTCCGGGTCGGGTGCGTGCGGATAGGAGGGTGTGATGGGGAGGAAGAGGGTGCCCCTGCCGGGCCTGTCGATAGAGCTTCTCCATATGCTAAGGAACGACATGGGTTCAGAGATGAACGCGACGGTCCTGATGGCGGAAGCGTTTAGAGAGCACCTGGTCCATGAGGGCTGGCGCGTCCTGCCGCCAATCCATCACCGCAAGCCGAAGCCTGACGAAAGACAGATCGAGATGTTCGATGAGTAAGCAATCAATCGCGAATCAGTTCCGCACCATGGCCGAGCGCATCGAGGCCGCCGAGGAGAGCGAGTTCGGCGGGGCTTTTGTGATCGTTCCGCCGGACGGTGAGCAGGCTCTGATCGCAATGGTCACGTCGAACGACGGCGCGGCCGACATGTTCTACCTGCTGCTCGCCACGCAGGTTCAGAAAGAGCGGGACCGCGTGGACGCGAAGCGGCCGGGCGGCATGGGGATCAGGGGGCGGTGAAATACCGCGTCATCCTCGCCGATCCGCCGTGGTCCTTCGCCACCTGGAGCGACAGGGGCAAGGGGAAGTCGGCTGACCGGCACTATTCGGTCATGACCCTGAATGATATCTGCCGCCTGCCGGTCGCCGACCGGGTTGAGGACGACGCCGTCCTGTTCCTGTGGGCGACTTGGCCGACGATCTTCTGGTCGCAGAAGGTGATCGAAGCCTGGGGCTTCACCTACTCTGGTCTGGCCTGGGAGTGGATCAAATTCAACCCCGTCACCGGAAAATACGCCTTCGGTTGCGGCTACGGGACGCGGAAGAACGTCGAGCCGTGCCTTCTGGCGAGGCGCGGCAAGCCCGTTCTGAAGAACCGGTCGGTGCGCGACTTCCTGTTTTCGCCGCGCCGCGCCCATTCGCAGAAGCCGGACGAACAATACGGGTTGATCGAGGCTATGTTCGACGGTCCGTACCTCGAAATGTTCGCGAGGCAGCGCCGATTCGGCTGGGATGCGTGGGGAAACGAGGTGCCGGGGTGAGTCTGTTCGAAAACGCTGACCTGATTGTCGTCGGCGCTGGCTTTTTCGGCCTGACAATCGCCGAAAGAGCCGCATCAGCCGGCTTCAACGTCACGATTATCGACAAACGCAGCCATTCCGGCGGCTCCGCGAACGCCTATTTCGACAAATCTACCGGAATCGAGGTGCATCGCTACGGTCCGCACGTCTTCCACACCAATTCCGACGATGTCTGGAACTACCTTTCGCGCTTCACCGGCTGGTATCCCTATACGCAGCGCACCTGGACGGTGGCGCGCGGCGGCGTCTGGCCCCTGCCGGTCAATCTGGCGACGATTTCGCTCTATACCGGCGCTGCGATGTCGCCTGGACTGGCGAGGAACTGGGTCGAGCAGCATGCGGCCGAGATCAGGGGTCGGCCTGGCAATCTGGAGGAGAAAGCCATCGCTTCGATCGGCCGTCCGCTCTACGAGCTGCTGATCAGGGGCTACACGGCCAAGCAATGGGACACCGATCCGAAGCTGCTGCCGCCGGAAACGGTGGCGCGCATGCCGGTGCGCTACACCTACGACAACCGCTACTTCACCAGCAAGTATGAGGGCCTGCCGATCGACGGCTACGACACTATGTTTTCCAGGATGGTGAACCAGGACCATATCAGCTTGTATGTCAACACGGAATGGGACGAAGTTAAGTCGCTGCGTTCGGATATACCGGTCGTTTACACGGGTCCGGTCGACGCCTATTTCGGCTATCGCCTGGGCCGGCTCAACTGGCGGGTGGTCGATCTGGAGATGGAGCGTCTGGCCGGCGACTTCCAGGGAATTCCAGTCATGTACTATGCCGACGAGCACATTCCGTTCACTCGCATCAGCGAGTTCAAGCACTTCCGTCCCGACCGTGACTACGGAGAGGAAACCATCATCGCTCGCGAGTACAGCCGGGCGGCGGTGCCGGGGGATGTGCCTCACTATCCCGTAAATACGCCGGGCGATCGCATGCTCTACGACGCCTACGCGACCATGGCGCGGTCTGAACCGAACACGTTCTTCGGCGGACGGCTGGCGACGTATCGCTACCTGGATATGCACCAAGCGGTGGGATCGGCGCTGAAGATGTGGTCCAACCAGATAGAGCCGCAGCTATCTAATCGTCATAATCGTACTATCCGCGCATAGCTCTATCGTAAAGGCCGGCCCCGCAATGTTAAATGCGTGGCTATGGCCGATCTTGTCGAGAGCGGGGCTTGGACGCCGGAGAAGGTTGCTGCCTTCCGGGCCGGTTTCTACGAGTTCCTGAAATATGTCGTCATCAACTCGAAGGATACCGGCGGCCTCACGGTCATGGCCGACAATATCTATTTTGCGCAGCAACGCTTTCTCGACTCCGTGTTCGACGGGCTCTCTGAAGATGTTCATGACTTCAAGGCCCTGAAGAGCCGACAGCTCGGCATCTCCACCATCTCGCGAGCCCTCGCCCTCTTCTGGCTCGGCGTCCATCCCGGCCTCCAGGGCGCGATGATCTTCGACACCGACTCCAACAAGGAAGTGGCGAGGGCAGAGATCACCACGATCCTGGACAATCTGCCGGCTCGCTTCGGATTCCCCGGAAAGAAGAGCGAGAACCGCTACGGCCTGCGCCTGTCCAACGACAGCTTCCTCCGCTTCATGTCAGCCGGTGTGCGTTCCAATCGCTCCAGCGGTACGCTGGGCCGGTCGAGCGGCCTGAACATGGTCTGGGCCAGCGAAATGTGCAGCTGGGAAAACCCGGAAGGTATCGTCTCGCTCCGGCAGGCGCTGTCCGACAAATACAAGGACCGACTCTATATATGGGAGTCGACGGCGCGCGGCTTCAACGACTGGTATCGCATGTGGCAGGACGCGCGGGCCGATAGCCTGACCCAGCGCACCGTGTTCATCGGCTGGTGGGCGCGCGAGGACCAGCGCTTCGTCAAGGGCTCCAAGGGCTTCGATCTGTACGGCCTGGAGCCGCCAACCGAGGGCGAACAGGAGAAGATCGACGCGGTTCGCGACCAGTATGGCTACGAAGTCGACCAGGAGCAGCTGGCCTGGTATCGCTGGAAGTCCAATCCGATCGCCGCCGACGATGACGAGTTCGATGGCGAAGGCGAGGAGAGCGGCTATCTCCAGCAGGACCAGCCCTGGACCGAAGACGAAGCGTTTATACAGACCGGAAGCCAGTTCTTTCCGGCCGACAAGCTGACCCAGATCACCAAGGAAACCGTAACCGACAATTACAAGCCGTACTATTTCGTGCCGGCCACCGAGTTCGTCTACATGCAGGTTCATCCGGCGCTGAACCGCCGCATGACCCAGCTCAAGGTGTGGGAGGAGCCCGACGAGCACGGCCACTATGTCTTGTCCGGCGATCCGGCCTTTGGCCACAACGAGAAGAACGATCGCTCCGCCCTTCAGGTGCTGCGCTGCTATGCCGACTGCGTAGAGCAGGTTGCCGAGTTCGCCAGCCCGAACTTCCAGCCCCACCAGTTCGCCTGGGTCATGATGAGTCTGGCCGGATGGTACAAGAACTCACGCTTGATCATCGAACTGAACGGACCCGGAGAGGCCATGCTGCGCGAGATGCAGCAGCTGCCCGCCGTGATCCAGCGTGGCTACCTGCGCCCGGTGGCCGAGGAGCTGGGGCTGAAGAACATCTTCAGCAACGTCAGACACTATATATATACGAAGACCGATTCGATGGGGGCCGGTCACGTCCTTCATTTGAAGACCAACAGCTCGCTCAAGGTCACCATCATGGAGCGTTGTCGGGACTTCACCTCGACCGGCCGGCTGATCATCCATTCCAGGGACCTGATCGACGAGATGAAGACCATCCGTCGCGAGGGGGACAAGATCGAAGCCGAAGCATCCAACAAGGACGACCGGGTCTTCTCAATGGCCATGGGGCTGCGGGCCTGGGAGCAGGCTGAGCGCATGGCCCTGGTGTCGCAGGGCAAGACTCGCGCTGTCGAGAACGCCAAGAAGCAATTCACCCTGGCCGATCAGATGGCCCTGCTCAACAAGATGCAGATCGAATCGTTCTTTAAACGTAAGATCGCCACGCGCCGCAATCTGGCGGCGGACTTGCGTCGCAACACCTGGAGATATCGCTGATGCGCGAGCGTTGCTATCGCTGCCCTGATTGTGGCGGTTCGTTCTGGGTTCCGCTTGTCTCGGCCAACCAGCCGCCTCCGGACGACTGCCCGATCTGTCATGGAGCAGGAGCGCCGCCAGCCGAGCCGGTCGACATCAGCGATCTGCGTTTTCCACACATCGCCAAGTCGATCGGCAAAGTGACCGACAAGGTCTACCGCGACATGGAGTCCGGTTCCCAGGCCAGGGCCGAGATGGCCGCCGAGGTGCTGGGCGAGAGCGCCGCCGAAACCGGCATGGCGATGACCAATCTGAAGGACAGCCTGCGCGAGGGCGACACTGCCGCCGCCCTGCCGGTCAGCCCAGAGATGACCAGCTTCGTCCAGAACAACCCCAATGTCATGAACATGAAGTCGCCTGAAGTCGGGGCCGAATTCGCCGCCGCGACCCGGCAGGGACCGGCCGCTGGGGCCGGAGACTGGGTCCGCTCGCAGGTTCAGCGCCAGCACCACGTAACGGCGGCGTCGGTCATGCGTGCCGGCAATATGGGGGTGGCCAAGTGATCTTCCCGACTTCCCACAAGGAAACCCTCAAGTTCGCCCAGGAGCGGGTGGCCGAGTGCTCGATTTCGATGGGGTCCAGGCAGGCGCTCTGCCAGCAATACTACCAGTGGGTGGAGACTGGCCGGGCCAGCGGGGTTCGTGCCCTGGTCAACAAGCTGTACGCCCATCTCGACAATCTGGCGTCGCACCTGTTCAGCCCGTCCGACTTGCGATTCCATATCGATTTCGAGACTCCCTACGACACCGACTTTCTGAAGAAGGCCGAGATGGCATCGCGCGTCCTGACGCGCGAGTGGCAGCGCCACGACATCGATATGATCTTCGCCTCGGCGGTCCCGCCGGCCCTGCAATACGGGGCGGCGTTCATCTGCCAGAACGAAACCTTCAACGGCGTGACCGGGCGTCTGGTGATGCCGTGGAATCTCGGCGTCTACAACGAGACGATCAACAATCTGGACGACCAGGAAGCCATCCTGGAGACGATGTTCCTCACCAAGTCCGAGGTGTGGCGTCGGATCAGCCACCTTCCTGACGCCGAGAAACTGTACAAGCGGATCGTCACCAATGCTCGCCAGCAGAGCGGCGTCGGCACCGGAACCAGCTTCTTCCATCAGGTTCTGTCGACATCGACGCTCGATACCTCGTTGACCGGCACCGGCAACCGTATCCAGTCCGGCGGTATTGTCCAGCTTTCCAATGATCCCGGCTATGCGATCATGGGGCCGGACGTGGCGGCGGAGATGATCAAGTTCCACCAGCTCTACGTGGTCGACGACGAGCGCGGCGACTGGACCACGATCCAGATGGTCGACCCGGACGTGATCATCGCGCCGATCTTCAAGCGCTCGAACATGTTCGTGAAGCACCGGCAGCCCTATTCGATCATCCAGCCCAACTACAAGCAGGGCTACATCTGGGGCCGGTCCGAGATTACCGATCTGATCGAGCCGCAGAACCTGTCGGCGACATGGTGGGACGACATCCGCCGCGTTATGGGCACCATGTACGACAAGCTGCTGGCCTTTCCTGGCTACGATGGCCTGACCGACGAACTGTATGACCAGTTCCGCGCCCAGGGCTATATGGGCCTGCCGCAGGGGGCCGATGTCAAGGATTTGACCCCAAAGCTGCCGCAGGAAGCCTTCACCGCTGTCGAGATGCTGTACCGGCAGATGGACGCCATCGCCGGCTTCGACAATATCCTGTCCGGTCAGGGCCAGTCCGGCGTCAGGGCCGGCGTTCACGCCGAGACGCTGACTCGCAATGCCAGTCCGCGATTGCGCGACCGTTCGCTTCTGGTCGAGCGCCAGTGCGCGGCGGCGGCCGACAAGACCTTCGCCCTGCTCCAGGCCAAGGATGCGTCGGCCTACTGGACGGACGCCAACAATCCGGAGCCGACCCAGTTCCTGCTGTCGCAGCTTCCGGATGACATCCACATCACGGTGGACAGCCACTCCTCAAGCCCGATCTACGAGGAGGATCATCGCGAGCTGATCGCGTTCGGCATCAAATCAGGATTCATTACCGGCGAAACAGCAATCGAAGAGCTGCCGTTCCCGTCCAAAGACCTGCTGCTTGCTCGCCTCAAGCAGCAGCAGGAGCAGCACGCCAAGCTGCTCCAGGAGCATCCAGAATTGCTCGCCAAGGAAGTCGGCAAGCACCACAGGTGACCTAGTCCTGGGCTGGTTCGTCGCCATAGTCTGGCGGTGTCCAGTTCAGGCGTTCCTTCATGTAGTTTTCGATGTCCTCGCGGCGGTAGCGGATGGTCCTCTGACCAAACCAGTACCACGGCGGACCATCGTGCTTGCGACGGCGCGCATCGCGTAGCCAGTCGTGCGAGACGTGCAGCAGGTAAGCGGCCTGCGCCGTGTTCAGCATATTCCCGAACGTCTTCGAATCGAGCGGAGTGCGCGACTCGCCCCTTCCGGCCCGTCCGGTTGTGTCGGTGCTCATCGTCATTCTCCGATCAAATCGCGCTGATCTTTAATAACACCCTTAAACTGTTTAATCAACCTGTTGATGTTTACACCCACTCAAGCCGAACATGCGGGCACCCAAGGCAACCGCCTTCCTGCTTCCTCACGGACGCAAGATCGGCGGCTGAAAAGAGGAATCTCTTGGGTTTGTGCAACTCCAGCAGGAAGGAAGTTTGTCATGAACATCCGTTTCCGTCGCGGTCACCGCAAGGGTCGCCGCTAAGCCATGACGGGCGTTCCTCCAATCCAGCCAGGGCAGTCGATGCCGCAAGCTGGTGCGGGCACACAGCCGGGTCAGCCGCCTTTCGGTTCCTCCCCGACTTCAATGCCCACGCCGAATCGCGGTCTTGAGGCTTCCGGAATGGCGCAGATTGGGGTGATCGTCCGCCTCATGGAGCGAGCCCTCCAGCTATTGCCGGTGGGCTCCGAGCCTTGGAAGGACATGGCGAAGTCAATGAATCAGTTGGCTCGCCATGTCCCGCCAAACCCCGCCATGGGCGGCGTGGAAAATACCGCCATGAAGGGAATTATGCAGCAGCAGCAGCAGATGGCTCCGCTGATTGCGCAGATGAGAGGCGCGCCCGCCGCTCCGTCTGGACCACAACCGCAGCCCGGTCCGGGCGCGTGAGATAGGAAGACGACAATGGTCAATATCTTTCAGGACAGCACCAAGTCGATCCCGAAGAACCCGCCCGATTCGATGATCGTGCGCGTGACGATGGAGCAGTCCGAGATCGCCGGCCGCAAGGACCACCTTCCGAACATGGTCAGCTCGGCGGCGATGGGCATCGCTCACGTTCCGAACAAGAGCTGATCCATGGCGCTCGTCGAAATCGATGATGGCGAACTCGCGCTGCTCCATGGGCAGCGCGATACGATCGCCAAGATGCTGGCCCACCCGGATGCGCGCAAGCGAGTCCTGGAAGCCCAGAAGCTGATCAATCCGAACCTTCCGATCCCTGAAATCGATGCGGCGAAGCCGATCATGGATGCCGTCTCCGGCATGCGTGAGGAAATGGCCAAGTTCATGAAGGAACAGGCCGATCGCGAAGCCGAGCGTGAGAAGACAGAGAAGATGAAGACCCTTCAGCAGCGCTGGGACACCGGTCGCGGCTACGCGAAGGGCGAGGGCTACACCGACGATGGTTTGGCGGCCCTCGAAAAGTTCATGGAAGAGCGCGGCATCGCCGACCACGAGGACGCCATTCCGGCGTTCGAGCGCAAGCACCCGCCCGCCCCTCCAGCGATCCCGTCCGCGCCCGGTCGCTTCGACATCATGCAGCCGGAAACCCGCAAGGACGAGATGATGAAGATGCTGTTCGACGGCAATGAGGAGGCTTTCCTCGCTCAGGCGGTGCCGCAGGCAATTGGCGAGGTGCGGGGCGCGAAGCGCTAACCGCTGAATCTGAGGGAAGGACTTAGAAAATGCCGCTACCGGGCCAGGGTGCAGTTCCGACTGGAGCCCTTTACAACGAACTGACCGCCGCGACACGCCGCGCCTTCGTGCCGCGTCTGTTCGTGCAGATGTACTTCGCGTCGCCGTCGTGGTTCTACATGATGGGCAACGCGCAGAAGGCTGCGGGCGGCCTTTCCCAGATCACCATCCCGATCCAGGGCCAGTCGATGGTCCAGGGCGGATTCACCGGCTACGGCGGCGGCTTCAACCAGCCGGTCATCACCCCCGGTGTCCAGAACGCGCAGTTCCCGCTGTGCTATTGGGTGGTTCCGGTCCCGCTGCCGTTCGGCGAAACCGTCATCCAGGCGACCGATCGCGAGATCAGCCTGCTGAAGGCCCGCATGAACGACGTGTACGCGGTCAGCGTCCAGACGCTGTCGCCGCTCATGTTCGTTCCGAACTCAGCCAACAGCCTGTATCCGAACGGCTTCGAGGACGGCTTCGACAACGGCACCAACTATCCGACCTACGGCGGCATCAGCCGCCTGACGGCGGCGAACGCCAACTGGAAGGGCCAGTATTACAACGCGGCCACCGCCTCGGCTGCTGCGGGCATGACCCGTCAGGTGCTGTCCCAGTACATCATCCAGATCACCGACGCCGCTGGCGGCGAGGCTCCGACCTTCGGGGTGATGAACCCATCGGATTTCTCGACTACCAACAACGACTTCATCGGTGTCGAGCAGGTTTTCGTCCGTCCCGGCACCCAGTACGGGATCGAGACGCCGGTCCGCTCGTCCTTCCCGAACATCAATATCGCTGGCGTGCCGATCTTCGCCGATCACTTCTGCCCGAAGGGCAACATGTTCTTCGTCAACACGAAGTACACGGCGTTCTACATGTCGGAAGACGCGGCCTGGGACTTCTCCGGCTTCTACAGCCTCGTTCCGCTTGGCCAGATCGGCCAGCAGGGCGTGGTGATCCTTGGTTACAACATCGTCACCGCCAAGCCTTCGGCAAACGCCTGGATCACAGGCATCGCTCACGGCGCATTCTAAGGGGTAGCGCTCATGTCACAGAACAATCTTGGTGGCGCTGGACTGGGGCTTCCGCTTCCCCAGTACGTTTCCCCGCCGCAGCTGTATAACGGCAACCTGCAAGGGGCGTCCGCTCCGATGGGTCTGGCTCCCGGTGACGCGGTTCCGGTTCCTCCTGGTGTGTGGGAGATCGTGCTGGGCTCCTACGCGATGCTCCAGTACCTCGATCCGCTGACCGGTGGCTGGTACAACTTCCCGACCGCCGACCAGTCCTCGAATCCGATCCAGATCAAGTCGGACGGAGAGAACTTCCGCGTCGCCAACCTGACCGGTTGCGTGATCGGCGCGGTGGTGACCGGCGGTGGCTCGGCCTACGTGCAGTCCACCACCAGCGTCGTGGCCTCGTCTGGCGGCGCGGTATTCCAGCCGATCGTCGGCGGCGTGCTGACCTCGATCACTGTGACGACCGCCGGCACCGGCTACACCATTCCGCCGGTTGTGTTCATTCCTGACCCGCCGGTTCCCGGACTTGCGGCCACGGCCGCCGCCACCATCGCGAATGGTACGGTTTCGGCCATCACCCTGCTTGCCCAGGGCGGCGGTTACGCTTCGGTGCCATCGATCACCCTACTGCCTTCGCCATACGATCCGAATCTGGCGAACATCACCAACGCCACAGCTGGCGTGACCTCGCTGACCGGGACCGGCTCGCTGGTTGCCGTGATCGTGACCAACAATGGCGCGGCGTCGGCTACTGCCGCAGTTCCGACCCTGACCGTGACCGGGGCTGGTGCCAGCGCCACCGTCTCGGCCGTGGTGCTTTCGACCACGACCAGCGTGTCGGTGTCCGGTGTCGGCGTTGGCTACAATGCCAACACCTTGCTGTTCTCGGTCGGCGGTCGCGCGAACTTCGCCAACCTGTTCACCAACCCATATTGGGAGAACAGCATCCTGCCGGCTCCGCGCAATATCCAGCAGGCTTCGGTGACCATCTCCAGCACCTCGCTGACCGCCGCCACACTGTACGACGGCGGCCTGTTCACCGCCCAGCCCACTGGCGTGGTCCTGTCCAACGTGGCCTCGATCACCACCGCCGGCACCATCTCCCTGGTTCAGGGAGCGGCCAACACACACGTCTTCATGCAGCCTTGCTGATCGTTCTCAGGGTGGGCGAGCCGGGCCGGGAAGGTGCTCCACCACCGACCCGGCCCTAATTTTTAGAGGCGGCGGTGCTTAACACCTACATCGCGCAAACCCAGAGGCTGCTTCAGAATCCGGTCCCGTCGACCCCGCTTTACGCGACATCCGATCTGACGGCTTACATCAACACCGCTCGCGGCCAGATCGCGGGCGAGGCCCAGTGCATCCGGACGATTGGGCAAATTCCAACTGTCGTCGACCAGCGTCCCTATGCCTTCTCGGCTATCGACGTGACCTTCGCGACCGTTGGCATCCACGGCGTCCAGGGCGTGCTGTCGATCGACAATATCCTGACCGGAATCGGCACTGGCATGCAGTGGTTCCGGTCCAGGCCGTGGCCATGGTTCCTGCTTTACAAGCTGAACAACGCCAATCCGCAGGAAGGCCCGCCGTCCGAATGGGCGCAGATCGGCCAGGGCGCGAGCGGAGTCTTCTATCTCGATCCACTGCCTGATAGCGTTTACACGCTATATGTCGACAGCGTGTGCTACCCTGTCGCGCTGGTCGACGACACGACGGCCGAGGCGCTGCCCTATCTGTGGACCGATGCGGTTCCGTATTTCGCGGCGTATATGGCCTACATGTCGTCCCAGCGCACGCAGGACGCCGACGCCATGTACAGCAAGTTCAAGGAATTCATGGCCAGGGCACGCGCTGCGGCGACGCCGGAAGTGCTGGCCCCGAACTATTCGCAAGGTCCCGACCCGGTGGCGGCGAACAGGCTTGGCATCAGGTCTGGGGGTGGGCAGTAATGCTGTTCAATTACATGCGCAGCGTGCAGCGCTTTGTTCGCGATAGCGGACAGAAACTGATCGATCCAGGCGACATCATTGAATATGTCAACACCGCGCGCCGTCAGGTGGCGATGCAGGCTCAGTGTGTTCGCATCCTTCCGTCGATCCAGAATGGGATCAAGACGATTGACGTGACGGCCAGCGGGTCCGGATACACCAACCCCACCGTGTCGATCAGTGCGCCTGACTTTCCGAGCGCCATGCTGCCGTCGCCGAGCGGATTGCAGGCCACTGCTATCGCCACCCAGGCCGGTGGCAGCATCATTGGCGTGAATGTAGATGTCGGCGGAAGCGGGTATTTCCAGCCGGAGATCACCATCGTCGACCCGACCGGGTCTGGAGCATCGGTGGTTGCCCATATCGCGCCGATCAACCAGACCAACACGAATCAGGAAGTCTACAACTTCAGCGATGTCGACCTGAGTGCGTTTCCTGGCGTGGAATCGATCCTGGCGATCAAGTCGATCAGCATCATCTACTCCAATTACCGCTATACGCTGCCGTACTACAGCTTCACCACCTATCAGTCGATGATCCGGCAGTACCCGCTGCAATACTATTACGTGCCGGTCATGTGGTCGCAGTACGGGCAGGGTGCCGGCGGCAGCGTCTATGCCTATCCGATCGCCTCGCAGGCGTATCAGTGGGACTGGGATTGCATCTGCCTGCCGTCAGACCTGACCAGCGACAACGATGTCGAAGCCATTCCGATGCCGTGGACGGATGCGGTCAAGTATCTCGCCACCCACTTCGCCTTCCTTGAACTGCAAAACCTGAACGCGGCGGACTATTATTACAAAATGTTCATGATGCAAATCAACCGCTTCAGCGTTGCCGCTCGTCCTGGCCGAATGAACAACCCTTACGGCAGATTCTGATGGCTGACGAACGCGGCGGCTCTCTTCCGGCGCATCCACCACAGACGCCGGGCTTTCCTGGCAACCCCATGCCCATCGTCTTCGATGGGTTCAGCGGGATGAACACGAAGCCGTCGCGCCCGGCTATCGAGGACCAGCAAGCCTTCTGGTCTGACGGCTTCATGATGATCGGGCCGAACAACGCCAGGACCCTGCCTGACGTTGGCCCTGCCATCTACATGGCCCCTCCGGGCCAGCTATCGTTTTTCGGCTTCGCCAATATCGGCGACACGCCGTACTCGATTGCCTTCCTGTCCACCGGCTCCATTGTCGCGATCAACACCAACACGACGATGACGACCAGCGTCGCGCCGGCCGGAACCATTCTGAACCCGGCCAATCAGATCGGCCTGAGCCAGTGGGGCAGCCAGTACGTCCTGATCTGCGCGCCGCAGACCAATGGCTACTTCATCTGGGATGGCACGACGCTCTATGAGGCCGGAACGCTCGGCCCAACCGTCCAGATAACCGACGACGGTGCCGGCTACACCTCGGCCCCGACCATCAGCGTGATCGGCGGAGCCGGCTCCGGAGCGTCGCTGGTCGCGACAGTCACCAACGGCGGCGTCACCGCCATATCGGTGGTCAATCCAGGCACCGGCTACCAGTTTGAGGATCAGCCCTATCTGGCCTTCTCTGGTGGCGGATCGAACACGACGGCGATCCTGACCGCCACGATTTCCTCTGGGACAATCGCATCGATCAACGTCGTCAATGGTGGCACCGGCTACACCAGTTCAGGGGCGGTGGTCGAGGTTATGGGGGGCGGCGGAACCGGCGGTGCGGTGACGGTCGGCATCAGTGGCGGGGCCGTCAATTCGACGACCATCACGGCAGCTGGCGAGGGCTACCTGACACCACCATCGATCTATGTGACCGATCCAAACAATTCGGTTGCCGAAGCGACGGTCAACGTGATGCCGTTCGGCATCCAGGGCACCGGATTGGAAACCTACCAGGGCCGGGTATGGATCGTTAATGGCGCGGCTCCGACCATCCCGCCGCCGCGCGGGCTGGTCCAGTTCAGCGCGCCCGGCGCGCCAGACGACTGGTCGGCCGGCAATGGCGCGGGCTCGTTTGTTTCGACCGACTCGTTCCTCCGTGTCGGCTTCCACGGGATCAAGCAGAGCAACGGCTTCCTGTATCTGGTCGGAGATTCGTCGCTGAACTACATCTCGAACGTCCAGCAGTCGACCGGCGTGCCGCCGATCGTGCAGTTCAGCAACCAGAATGTCGACCCGCAGATCGGCTCGCCTTGGCCGAACACGGTCCAGGTGTTCAGCCGAAATGTGGTGTTCGCCAATCCGTTCGGCGTTCACGTCTCCTATGGCGGGGCCGTTACCAAGGTCAGCGATGCGCTGGATGGCGTTTACACGACAGTTCCGAACTTCGGCAACTCCAACCCCAGCTCGGCCATCGCCGACATCTTCGGCATCCGCGTCTACATGCTGTTGCTGCCGATCATCGATCCGATCAGCCTCGCCCAGGTCAACAAGCTGCTGCTGTGGGACGGGAAGAAGTGGTTCGCGGCCTCACAAACCATCGGCCTGACCCAGGTTTCGTCGCAGGAAATCAACTCGGAGCTGACTTCGTGGGGCACTGACGGGACCGGCATCTATCCACTGTTCCAGCTGCCGAGCGGCTCGCTTCAGAAGGTGATCGAGTCCAAGCTGTGGGACTTCCCTGGCTACGACTGGACCAAGACGGCGCTGCGCCTGTATGGCATGGTCTTCTATTATTCGCTGGTATCTCCCGATCTGGTCATCTCGATTGACACTTCGGTTGCTGGCGTGTCCCAGCAGATCGTGGTGTCCGGAACCACCATCAAGATTTTCAACCAGTTCGGAGCGCTTGTTCCGGTGTTCAACAATGTTGGAGCGCCGGTCAATGTAGGCGGCGCGGTCCTGAATGTGTTCGGACCTCTACCGACTTCCCAGGCCGGGCCGCTTATCGGGTTGACACTCACTACCGACGCGGCCGATATGGTGCTATTGTCCCTGAAGATTTGGGAACGCGCTACCCAGGCGAACCTGTAATGCCCCTACCAATCATATTCGGCCCACTTACCAGCATCGTCACGACCTACTTCGACGAGAACTTCGCCGCCGTGGGCGAGCTGGTGATTGCGCCGTGCTCGATTGCCGGCACGAACTCACTGGTCCTGACGCCGTTCGCCAACAATCCGACCGTATCGCTCTACGGCAACTACATGGTGTTCAGCGGTGTCGCGTCCGGCACCAACACCACGGCGGTCACAGCACAGCTCCTCGGGCTTGGCACATTGCCAGTTTACACGGATACAGCCGGCGGCCCGGTGGCGCTGACTGGTGGCGAGATCGTCATCGGCAATCTGGTGATGCTGGTCTACGACGCCAATCTTGGTGGCGGCGGCGGCGGATTCCACCTCCTGTCCAGTTCTCAGGTCCAGCACTTCACGTCGCTGGCGGTTTCTGGCCTGCTTACGGCCGGAACGGTTTCGGTCAGTGGAGCCGTTACCGCCGCCACCGTGTCGGCGACCTCGCTTGTGGTCGGCGGCGGGGCGGCTGTAAAGCATGTCCTGTCAGCCACCGCGTCGCTCACCTTCGCCTCGATCGTGCCGGGGGCCAGTCAGGACCAGACCGTGACCGTGACCGGAGCTGTGGTCGGCGACGGTGTATTCCTGGGGATGCCGGCTTCGGTTACGGCTGGGGTTGCCTACGATGGCCGCGTCTCGGCCACCAACCTTGTCGTGGTTCGCGCGACCAACGCCACCTCTGGAACGGTGACGCCGGCAGCCGGAACTTTCCGCGCGGTTGTCATGGGCTTCTGATGTCGCTTGGTCAGCTCTATAACACGCCGGGCGATGGTCCGGGAATGAACGAGTTTTCGTTCGCCAATCAGGACCACCATCTTCAGATCGCTAGGGCAATCTATTCTCAGGCCGGAATTTTTATTCCGGTCTATTCGCTTGATCCAATCCACCTCGCCGACCCTGGCGTCTTCCTGTACCAGCATCAGCAGGCTCACAACGTCCAGAATTCTGTCCTTGGCATTCAAGGCAATGACTTGACAGACATCGACTTGACGAAGAGAAGTGAGCTGGAAGAGTGGATTCTGATCCACTTTCAGGAACACTTTGCTGCTCAACAGATATTGGGGTTGACCCTATGATCGATCTTCAGCCTGCCGTCGTTCCTGTCCGTCGCGGGCGTCCGCCTAGGAAGGACATCGAAGGAATCGAGCGAACCAAGAATCGCTTCGATGTCCTGGAGGACAGGGACACAAGCCGTCCAGAGCCCGTCCCTGAAAACCGACAGGAAGTCGTCTTCGATACGACAACCAAGGCCGATTTGTCGGTCACTCGCTTCATGTATGAGGACCTGCTGACCATAGGCCCGTGGCTGGCAATGCGGCTGCGCATGGATCGCCGGCCAGACCTGTCCGACCGAATGGTCATCGGGTGGCTGCGCGGCTGCATGGACAACAATCTATTCTGCCTGCTGAAGAACGAGAATGCGGTCGGTCTGGCCCAGATCACCTACGATCCGCTTGACCCGCGCCCGGTCCTGGAAGAGCTGTTCGTTTACACGAAAGACGGCTGCGAGGCCGATGGTTTGCCGATCCTCGACCGCTTCATCGAATGGGGCAAGCAGATGCAGGCTTTCCGCGTGGTCTTCGGGGGCGAGAGCGATGTCCCCGGACAGATGATCGAGGAGAGGTACGGGCGCACCAAGCAGAGGGTGTCGCACTACCTGCCGCTAAAGTGATCATCGAGCGCCAATATGACGCCAGGAAGATTGATGGGTTCCTGAACCATCCCGAGGTGTACGAGGCTATCGCTGGCCCGCATGTCGGACCATTCAGCATGCAGTATCTGATCGACCAAAATCTTGGCATCATCCTGGCCGGAGAGTTCGGTGGGTTTGTCGTCTACCAGACCCAGCCAGGAACCTATGGATTTCACACCGCCGTAGTTCCGGAGGGGCGCGGTCGGTGGGCGATGAGGATGTTCATCGACGGACTGAGATGGATGTTTACACGAACTGACGCCGTGGAGCTGATGACCCACCGTCCGGCCGGGAATCTGGCGGCGCTGACTGCGCTGAAGCGTTCCGGGGCCTCTCATGAATTCACTACGCGCCCGCTGTGGCCGATCAACGGAATCCTGGTGAAGATGGACGTTTATGCTTTCCGTATCCAGGAGTGGGCGAAGTCAGTCCCGGGCATGACGGCGGTCGGCAGGGATTTTCACGAAACGCTTGAACGAAAGACCGCAGGTACAGGCAAGTTTAATCATGAGGATGACGATTTGCACGACAGATATGTGGGGATCGCCATCGAGATGATCAGAAATGGCCAGACAAGCAAGGGGGTTGGGTTCTACAATCGATGGGCGGCGATGGCCGGTTATAAGCCGATTGTCATTCGGAGCACCAACCCGCTCACGATCGATATATGGGACGCCATTATAGAGATCTGGGCAGACGATTTCGAGGTAGTCAATGCCAACCGGAGGTCTTGATGCACTGGCGATTGGGGCTCTGATCGGGGCCGGAACCGGTGCCGTTGAAGCGTCAACGGGCCACGGCAAGTGGTTGCCTGATGTTCTCGGGGGTGCGGTTGTAGGGGCGGCGACCGGTGGTCTGGCTGGCCCGATTGGCAGCGCAGTCGGCGGTGAGTTTGGTGGTCTGGTCGGCGGTGTGGGGGCTGGTGCGCTTGGTGGACTTGCTGACGCTGCGATCACCGGACAGAAGCCTGGGCCGGCGGCTCTGTTTGGCGGCATTACTGGCGGTATTGGCGCTGGGCTGAGCGGAAACATCTCAGGAGGGTCAGGCGGTCTGTTTGGCAGCGGGGCTCCCAGCGCCGCCGCTGGGCTTACGTCGGCCGCCGCACCAAGCGGATTCGATGTCTCGGGTGGGCTTGGCGCGACTGGCGATTTAACATCGTCTGGGCTTGGCAATCTCGACCCATCGGCACTGGCGATTTCTGGCGGTGGCGGAAGTCTGCCTGTCGGAGGACTGACTGGCGTTGCACCGGCCTCGGTTGGTTCTGGAGACTCTCTTTCCGGTCTGATTGGTCCAGGCGGCGGCGGTGGCCAGGGATCGGTCCTTACTGGCACAATTCCTGTGGTTGGTTCTCCGACTGGGTCTGGAGTTGGGGTTCCTGGTGGGGCTCCTGGTACAGCAACTCCCGGAAGTGCAATCGATCCGACCAAGGCAGCATTCTCTAGCTTTATAGACAATCCGAGTTTTGGCGGCGCGGGCGATGTCTTGAAGTCGACCGTCACGAATCATCCACTGGATATTCTGAACGCAGCGCTGCTTGGCAAGTCAGCTTTGGCCCAGAATAACATTCCTGGCATGAAGCAGCTTGAGGCTAACGCCGCCATCGTCAGCGCCAATTCGCAAGCGATGCAGAACGCCCTCAACGGCCAGCTGCCACCGCTCGCAGCCAACGCGCTCAAGGCCGCGTCGAATTCAGCCAAGGCTTCGGTCCGCTCCTATCTGGCGGCCAACGGCTTGGGCAACAGCACGATCGCGTCCAGCATGGAGCAGGCGATCGACGCCAACATGGCCCAGCAGACCTTCGCTATCGCCGACAAGCTGGTCGCGCAAGGCGTCGATCTGGCAAGCATCAGCTCGAACATGTGGGCCAGCATTCTCCAGGCCAATACGACCCAGAACAATGCGCTCATGCAGAGCATCGCGTCGTTCTCGGCCGGTCTGGTGCCGGCGAAGCTCGGCAAGGCCGCGTGATAGATGGCAGACGCAGCCGTAGCGGATGACGACACCAAGGTGCTGAACGGGACCGAGGGCGGCATAGCCGCGCCCGCCGAGGTCAGCATTCCGGACGATGCTTCGCCGCGCACAAAGACCATCGATTATGCGATGGATCAGATCGCCAGGAACCATGCCGCCCTTCACGATCTGAGCATGGGCCTGGAGAAGCAGAACGCCGATCTGATGAAGGCTTCTCAGGCGTCTTCAGATACGGCCAAGGCGCGCGGTCAGGCGCTCAAGCAGCCGCAGATTCCAGAGGACGCGACCAAGCCGTTCCAGTCCAACCAGCAGCCAACCTCGCCGCTGGAATCGTTCGGGTCGCTAGCGTCGACGTTCGGCCTGATGGCCTCGCTGTTCACCAAGACGCCGCTCACTTCGGCGCTGAACGCGGCTGGCAGCGCCATGCAGGCCGTCAAGCAGGGCGACATCGATGCCTACAACGCATCGCTGGCGGCCTGGAAGACCCACACCGAAATGGCGCTGAAGCAGTACGATCTGGAGAGCAAGTCGTACCACGATGCCATGGAGCTGATCGGCAAGGACGATTCGCAGGCCCAGGCTCGCATCCGCACCATGGCGACGCTGAGCAACAATCAGTACATGCGTGCCGCCGCCGAGGCCGGGCGCTTCGATCTGGCGATGGAATATCTGACAAAGATGGACGGGCTGGCCAACAAGACCAGGAATCTGAAGTTCGATCCGCTCGAAACCATGTACATGCAGATGCGGAAAGATGATCCGGAGGGGGACCCGGTCAAGCAGCTTCTGTCGGCCCAGAAGCAGTTGTCTGATGCCAAGGCCAAGGAAAACGACAGCAGCAAGCAGTCGCCCTCCACTCAGGTTTTTGATGCCAGGGTCAAAGAATACAAGGGCCAGCACGACGGCCAGGAGCCGCCGGCCGATATGAAGCAGAAGTGGCTGTCGGAGATTCAGTTCCAGCAGGGTGCGACGAAGAACGCTCTTCCGACGCCGGCAGACGCCGCTCGCATGCGTGCCAGCGAAGATCAGATCATCATCACCCAGGCCAAAATTGACAGCGCGATTGACGATGTGAACAAGACAATCGCCTCGGTTGGCTTCAAGGGCAGGATTGGCAAGGCGGCCGAGACGGTCGGCAACATCCTTGGTCTGACCGACGATGCTACCCGCCACGTCCTCCAGAGCAAGCTAGACGACATTGCGCTGGAAGCCTCCACCACCCTCAAGGGATGGGCGGTTTCGTCACGCATTCCGGTTGCTATGCAGAAGGTCGTGCGCGATATAGTCGGCGGTCGGCTTGATCCAGGGACGACGTGGCAGAACACGGTGGCTGGGCTCAAGTACGTCAAGAAGGCCCTTGAGGCACAGAAGGCGGCGAGCGAGGCCGAAAGACATGGCGACACGATTTCGCCTTTCGCAGCCAAGCGGCTCGTCGGGCCGGATGACAACTCTGGCGGCGGGGGCTCTGGCGGCAATCCGTGGGATAGCGATCCGGCTGTCGGGGGGCAGTGATGCCTGAAGTCAAGCCGCTGGACATTCCGTCGGTCACCGACGCCGAAAGCTACGGCAAGATCACCGAGGGCGGGCAGTACACGACTCCTGAAGGCAAGCTTCAGGTCAAGCCCTATGTGGTCAACAAGGAAGACCCGTCGAGCTACCGTGACATTCCTGACGGCCGGCTGTACCGTGACCCAGAAGGCGTGCTCAGGACCAAGCCGACCTACGAGCCGATCCATCCTGGCGCGCAGACGCTTTTCGACATGACCGACAATGTCGAGGAGCAGGAAAAAGTCCTGTCCAAGTTCTACGGAGCCGACTCGATCAAGCGCGATCCGGTCGGCGACCCGTACATCGTTACCCAGGATGGCAAGCGCCTGAAGCCAGGACGTGGCATGCCGGCCGTGACCGGGGCAATCGCCAGCCAGGCCTTGCCTATGGGATTGGCGGCTGGCGGAGACTTTCTTGGCGGTGCCGGCGGCGGACCGGTCGGTGCCGTGGCTGGTGGTGCCGCAGGTTCGATGCTGGGCCAAGAACTCAACAACACCATCCTGCGCGCCGCTGGCGTCTACGACGAGACGGGGGCGCAAGAGTTTAAACAACTGATGGGGGCTGCCCAAGGCGGTGGCATCGGCAGTGGTGTGGGGCGCGGAGCGGGGCTGATTGCCGGCGGCGCAGCCAAGGCGGCTGGTGTGGCTGGAAGTGTGATCCCGAGCTGGCTGCGCGGAGTCATGGGGGCCGACCCGGAAAGGCTGAAGATCGCTCTCGACCTGGATGCGCAGGGCGTCCGCTCATGGCCGAGCAAGTGGGCCACCCACACTCCGGTTCTGCCGTTCTACGAGGCCATGTCGCGCCGGTTCGGCTTCGATCCGGTCAGGACAACCGGCAAGGAATATTACGAGCGCACCGCAACCGATCTGCTTCATCAGCTTGGCGTCGAGCGTGGCAGTGCTGGCCGGTTGACTGAACAGGGTTCCATTCCAGGCGTGCGAGCGGCGAGCGCCGTCGATCCTGGTCAGGCCGGTCAGCTCCTTAGAGATCGTGTAAACAGAGATATGGCTGTCGCCGATGGCCGGCTTGAAGTGGCGCAGCGCGCTGCCGAGGCCGCCGCGCGTGAACGCGCCGCCGGCACATCGGCGGACGCTGATCGCACCTACCAGGATGCCCTGAAGGCGTTGAACGAGGAAGCCAACTCGGCAACGATGCAGGCGCAGCATCTTCTGGACGGTGAGTTCAAGTCGATCATCGACGACAACAAGAAGGCCATCGACATCGCCAAGGCCGGCGAAAACCCCGGCGATTTGGCTCGCAACATGGCCAACAAGATCGTGACGCTGCGTACCGCGATCACACGTCGCGCCCGCATGATGTATAGCGCGGCGGACAAGGCGGCCGGAGACGATATTCCTGATGTTTCCAAGCTGACCGGGGCGGTTGACGAGTTCCGTTCTCGTTTGCCGCAGGACATCAAGGAAAATCACCCAGGACTTGTGATCATGCTCGACAAGCTGGGCAAGCCCAAAGAAGCACAGGGCGGCGTTGGCGGGCAGGTTGCGGCCGACTTCGGCGCTGGTGGGGCCGGCGGTGAGCCGGCCAAGTCTGAGCCAATGACATTCGGTCAGCTACGCATGCTGCGCACAATGCTGCGCGATGTGCCAAACTGGGGCAATCTCGATCCGTCGTTTCGTGACGGCATGTACAAGTTCTTCTCCGGCAAGGTCGACGAGGCCATCCACGACTCGGCCAACTCTCCTGGAATACAGCGCGCCGCCGGCCTTCTAGATCAGGCTGACTCGTTCTACTCCAAGAACATGGCGCAGTTTCGCGATACCAAGATTCAGCAGATCACCGATACGATCAAGGCCGGAATGCCACCAGACCCTGGCGAGATTGCCTCCATGGCGATGCAGGGCGGCTGGACGGAGCGCATGGGCGCTTTGCGTCGCATCACCGGGCCGCAGGTATGGAAGGCCGTCCAGTCAGCCGACACCAACCAGATGATTCAGGCGAGCCGTCGTGTCGACGGCACGATCAGTGGCAAGGACTTCGCCCGTCAGGTCGAGGACCGTGTCCAGAACGGCGTGCTGGACGGAGCCTACGACAAGGTGACCGCCGACCGACTGAAACTCCAGGCCAGTCGGGCTCTGTTCCATGGTGGCGATAGCGATATCGTGCTCGCCCCTGGCGACACACTTGAGACGTTGTCCAAGCGCCTATTCGACGCCAGAGAGCAGATCAAGCAAATGGCGCAGCAGAATCCGGAGCGAGTTCTGCGTGACGAGATGCAGCGAGCGCAGCGCGAATCCGCTATGCGCGCCAGAACGCTGACGGTCGAGCGCCGAAATGACCCACTGTCCTTTCTGGCCAGCCCATCCGTTGGCGCGGTCGATGCGGCGGAGAAGATTCTCGGAAGCCCCGACCTGATGAAGACGGTCATGCAGCGTTACGGTCAGGACAGTCCAGAGTGGATAACTATCCGTAACGTCGCTGTCCGTCGCATCCTTCAGAGAGAATTCGATAGTACGGGAAAGCTGCTCGGCGACGTGGCCGGAAAGATTCCGGAAGAGGCGCAGCGCATGTTGTTCCCAGGTCAGGCGTATGACGACTTCCATAAGCTGGCGAGCAATATGGAATATCTGATCTCCGACGTTCCTGACATGGGCTCGTCGCTGGCTACCGCCGCTGGCGTCATGAATCCCGCTTCGTGGCTTAACCGCCTGTCCCATCCGATTGGCAAGGTCGCCAAGGCGGTTCCGACCGTGGCCGCCCGTGCCGCTGTCGAAGGTGTGGTGGCAGCTTTCGCTCGCTTCGGTACTGGTGGCCCACTGCTGCGCTACGTCGCCAAGGGCCTGGACGGCAGCCCGGCGCAACGCGAGGCGATTCGCGAGTTCGTGCGGAAAGCTATCGCTTCCGGTGGGGCCGGGTTCAGCGCGGCTGGGGCTGGCGGTGCCAACACACCTCCAGGCTTCGTTCCCGGTGATACGGCAACCTACGGCGGCACCGGCACCCCGGTCCAGCCGTGAAAAAAGTCGTCCAAGTCCCCGAGTTCGAGCAGTCCCTCAAGAAGCTGGCCCAGGACATCGCCGATCAGGCGTTGACCGAGCAGGACTTCAAGGCCAAGGTAGACGCCTTCAAGGCCCTGGCCGCATTCCATATCGGCGTGACCAGGGTCAAGGCCAAGATTCCAGAAGAAGACGACCAGGAGACATTCGGTGGCATCATCAGGGACATCGCGACTACAGGCCGTGGGTGAGCGGGAAGCACCGACGCTGGAGGAAATGCACGCTGATATGGTCGCCGCCCCGCCGACCGTAGGGCCGGGAATGGCGCTAGGCATGGTGCTTCTCGGCATCAAAACCCTGTCCCAACGTGCGTTGGTGATGATCGGAAGCCTCGCGAATCTGGCGCTATGCGCCTCGGTTTGGTGGTTGTTCGTCCAAATGCCAGATAATCCCTCATGGCCCAAGATCGCAGCCAATGCCGGATATGGCATCTTCGTGCTTACTGCAATTTTCCTGACCAGACGAAGGTAGCGAGGGTGCGACATGCGGCTAGGCTGGCTTTCCATATTCTTTGCCGGCCTGATCGCATCGCTTCCGGCGGGTGCCGCCGAGTACATCCAGCAAGGCGGTAATGTAACCCAGGGGCATGTCGGCTCCTGGACGGCTCCCGGCATTCTTCAGGACGGTGGGCCGGCGACCGCTGGCAAGGTGACCGAACTCGGCATCACCCGGAACGGCGGCCTGCCGTTCTGCATCTATACCGGGCCAACCTCCCCAACCGTTCGCCTGTGCTTCACCGTTAGCAGCACGGACGGCGCGACCATCACCATGGTCAACAGCGGGTCGCCGCTGCCGTTCAACGTAAATTACAATGGGGTAATTTCCCCATTCTCCATCCCTGTTCCGGTATCGCTCGCCAACGGCGGAACTGGAGTGGCACTGACCGCCAATAACGGCGGCATCGTCTATTCCAATGCCTCGACCCTGGCGATCCTGAGCGGAACCAGCACGGCCGGACTGCCGCTGATTTCTGGCTCGAATGCTGTGCCAAGCTGGGGCTCCAGGTCGGGCAACACCACGGTCTTCGGCACGGCAAGCGGCACGTTGACGGACGGTCATTGCGTGACCATCAACGGCGGCAACTTCATCGATGCTGGCGGCCCCTGCACAACTGGCGGTGGCGGCGGAACCGTGTCGGCCGGCACGGCCGGTCAGATGACTTACTATGCCGGATCGGGGACCGTGGTGGCTGGAAATGCCAACGCGACGATCAGCGGCGGCGCGCTGACGCTGGGCCAGTCCAGCTCGGTGGCCGGTTCCCTGATCCTCAACGGGTCTGGCAGCGGTCACGGGACGATCGTAGCCCAGGCGGCGGCGGGCACGCCAACCCTGACACTTCCGACCGGCAGCGGTACTTTCGCCAACTCGGCCTCCGCGCCCCTTTCTCTATCGGCCACAACCGGCGCGCTGACCATATCGTCGGCCACTTCCGGAGCGCTCGGTGTCGTCCAGGGCGACGGATCGACCCTGACGATCTCGGCTGGCGTCATTTCTTGCACCACGGCGACCACCAGCCAGATCGGCTGCGTGAAGCCTGACGGCACATCGGTCACCATCTCCGGAGGCATCATATCGTCGGTCAACACTAGCGGTCCGGTCCTGCTGGCGACGCTGACCGCCAGCACCTCGGCATCGTTGACCGACACAACTCACATTACCAGCTCTTACAAGTCGTATGAGTTCAGGGTCATCAATCTACTGCCGGTGAACGCTAGCGCCACCCTGCAAATGCAGCTTTCGACCAATGCCGGCTCGTCCTATGACAGCACTCTTGGAAACTACTGGATCAACAACGCCAACAGCATGGCGTGTCCGAGCGCCGAACTCGATACGTCTAACTCCCTTCCGCTTGGCGGCATGAATTCGATCATGAAGCTGTATACGCCATCAACCAACGGCACCTACAAGATGCTCTACACGGCGGCTGTGGCGGCTTTTACCAGTTCGGATGTTCTGAGGGATGAGGTTGGCTGCATGTATGTCGGCAGCACGTCGCCAGTGAACGCGATCAAGTTCATCGAGGACTCCGGCAGCATTAGCTCTGGCGTGATCGAGATATGGGGATACCCATGATCCGGTCCGGCGCATTCCTGGCCGCTCTGCTGTGGGCCGTTCCGGCCCTGTCGGCTGACTATATCCAGCAGTCTGGCAGCGTCACACAGGGCCACGTCGCGTCGTGGGTGGGTTCCGGGCTTCAGCAGGACGCCGGACCGGCGACTGGCGGACGCATCACCGAACTTGGCATCACAAAGAATGGCGGGTTGCCGCTCTGTATAAACACCGCACTGGTCGGCCTGCCGCTGGCCGAGGCGTGCCAGGGCGTCAGCTCGACGACCGGGGCATTCTTCTCGCTTCAGTCGTACAACGGTCAGGCGGCGATGCCGCTATCGTTCCTGATCAACGGCTTCACGCCGCTGGTTCTGAACGCTGACGGCACCATCACGACGAACATCACCGGGTCGACGCAGTGTCTACAGGTCAGCACGGTGGGGCTGGTCAGCGGGAGTGGCGGAACCTGCGGTGGGGGTGGCGGGACGCCGGGCGGCTCTTCTGGGCAAGTTCAGTACAACAATAGCGGCTCATTTGGCGGCTTCACCGTCAGCGGAGACGGTACGCTTGACACCGGGACCGGGGCGCTGACCGTCAGCAGTGCGTTTGGTGGAGTGCCATTTGCTACTTCAGCTTTTGTTGACACTACGAACGCTAGCAACATTTCGTCAGGAACACTGATTCCATCGGCAGTGACCGGCACAGGCACGCTAACGGTCGGCGCAACCGGGGCTGGATTTACGATTGATTTCGGGGCCAGCACCGTATCTGGACAGCTTGGGCTTTCTGGCGGCGGCACGGGAGCTAGCATCTCGGCAACTTCTGGCGGAATCCCATACTTCTCTTCGACCTCCGCTATGGGATCGAGCGGCCTTCTGACCCATTACGGACTGATATACGGCGGCGGTGCTGGAGCGGCTCCGGTATCGATGGTGGCCTGCTCAAGCGGAGCCCCGGTGCTTGGCGGAAGCACAGCCCCAGTGTGTGGTTCAGATGTCAATCTGGCCTACACCGATGTGGCACAAGCGTTTACCAAGTCGCAGCGGGGGACGCCGGTCAACATCGCCATCTCTACCGCGACGTTCACCCCATCGTTCAACAATGCCCAAAATTTTGAAATCGACCTGACCTCCGCGTGTCCGTGTGCTCTGGCGAATCCAAGCACATCGCTGGTGGCCGGTCAGTCGGGAATGTTTGAGATTCACCAGGATGGCTCCGGCAGTCGCACCATCGTGACGTGGGGCAGCGACTATCAGTCGGTGGGCGGCACGAGCACGATCGTTCTCAGCACGGCCGCTAGCGCCATCGACTATCTCCCATACTATGTCAACAACGCAGCGACCGCCATTGTGTTTGGCGGCCTGATCAGATCGCCGAGCCACTGATGCGCCAAGCCCTAATCACTGCTGTTTTGCTATTCTTTTATACGGGGATCGGATTTCCAGCCGAAGCCCAGATCGTGGGGACTTTCGTTCAGGCGTCTCCATTTACAGGGCTGGGTGACGCGGTCACCGGAGCCACCGCCTATTGGTCCTGCTCAAGGGCCTACTCTTCGGTGACAACGGCGTCTAAGGCGTGCAACATATGCGATGCGGCCAATACTCATTGTGTTGATGTTTACAGTGACGCCGGCACCGGGATTGTGCCGGTTCCAAAACCAGACGGCAGCACGCCATGCGACAACTCCGGCAACATCTGTACGGTTCAGACGGTATACAATCAGGTAAGCCCTGGAAATTACAACTTCGGGCAATCCACCGCCGCCAGCCGCCCAACTTTGGCAATATCTTCCTTGGGAAGCGCCGTCCAATACATAAAGTTTGTTGGGACTAGTTCTCAACATATGGACGGTAACACGGGTCCTAACCTAAGTAACAACCCGACTACTTATGTGTTTTACTCTCAAAGGAACGGTTCATTCACAACCGAGGGGACTATACTAAGTAACCAAACTGGTCTTACCACCCAGCAAACTGATTATAAAAATGCCACCAACTCATTGTCTGTAGTGAATGTGATCAGCAACACGGTGACTGCTTCTGATAGCGCATGGCATTCTATTCAGACCATTGCTAATGGTGCATCGCCGGCATCTTTCGTTTGGGTGGATAGCACGTTGACAACTGCCAACCTTAGCGCCACCGGGACCACAACAAAACTATGTATGGGTTCTCTTGGAAACGGCGGCACCACATGCACGGCCACTGGATTTTATGTGACCGCCATTATCGGCGAGATCGCTATCTATGACGGTGTCGCCTTCAACGCCACTCAGCACGACAATGTCAACGCGAATCAGGCAGCGTTTTACTAAACCGTGAAGGTAGGCTACCATCTGCCCCAGGAGGGCGTTTAAATGATCAAGCGTGTTCTAGGGGCGTTGGCATTGGTGACGGCGGTAGCGTTCTGGCATAGCGCCAGCGCCGCCGAGGCCGATCTGTACTGCCTGACCAGCAGCACGCCGCCGTTTCAGCCGTGCTCCGGCACCAACCCCCTCCAGGTCACCGCTTCCGTTAGCGCGACCACGGCCTACACAGCAGCCGCCGCGCTGCCTTCGCTTTCTCCTGGAACGCAGGCCGGCTATGAGAGCCTGTCCGGCGGACAGTATGTTCAGCCGATCTTTGGCACGACTATCGTCGACCTGACCCATGGCTTGCCGGTCAATATTGTGGCCGGGGCCGGGGCCGGTGGTACGTCGTCGAACTATGGAGCCGCCTTCCCGACTGCCGGTACCGCCATTGGCTTGACCGATGGTACGAACATGCGAGCATTGACCGGCATCAATTATACCGGAACCTCGTATTCTGCTGCGACTTCGGTGGTTCAGGCGCTTCCTGCTGGGACAAACGTCATCGGTCACGTCATTACCGATACCGGGTCGACGACGGCAGTTACTGGCACCGTGACTGTATCCGGCACCGTCACTGCCAACGCTGGCACGGGAACATTCAGTGTGGCCGGAACCGGTAGCGCCGGAACCGCCAACGCTGGCGTCGTTACCATACAGGGTATTGCGTCGATGACGCCGGTTCAGGTGTCGCAGGCCACTGCTGCCAACCTGAATGCCACTGTCGTTGGCGCGGGAACGGCCGGCAGCCCCAGCGGTGGCGTTGTATCTATTCAGGGCGTGGCCTCCGGAACCGTTGTCCCGGTGACAGCGACCAACCTTTCGACCAATCTCGCACAGGTCAATGGCGCGACGGTCAATGTTGGAACTGGTGCGGCCTCCACCGGTACCCAGCGAGTTACCACGTCGACTGATAGCACCATCGGGACCGTCACATCAGTCACCGCAATCGCCAATGCCTTGCCATCTGGCAGCAACGTCATTGGTCATGTGGTAACCGACAGCGGCTCCCTGACCACGCAGACCCCGGCGACCAGCGGTGGCCTTTCCGTAGCCCGGACGATCCTGGCGAACAACACCACTTCGGTGGCGGTCAAGGCCAGTGCCGGTCAAGTCTACCATATCGATGCGACTAACAATTCGACCAGCGTTAACGCCTATTTCAAGATTTACAACATAGCCCAGGGCTCCAATACCTGCGGATCGAATACCCCGATCATGACGATCATGGTCCCGTTTGGCAGCGGCTTCGTGCTGGACGACGCCAATGGATTCGCCTTCTCCACAGCAATCTCGGTCTGCGTCACAACCGGGCTGGCGGATGCGGACACGGGCGCTCCTGCCGCCACGTCCGGCACCTGGAACGTAGGCTATAAGTGATGCGGGCGCTCGTCGCGGCTGTTCTGTTTGGGCTGACCCTGACGGCAGGGTTGCATCAGTCGGCCTATGCGGTTGGCGAGATGATGATGGGGGTTGGGAAGGCGGCGGCTGTTGGTGGCTGCTCGTACACCGGCCCTGTCGACGTGGTGGCTGGCCCGACGATCCTCTACTCGACCAGGGCCGCGAGCACCGCGACGTGCGGGAACAAGCTGATGAACGTCTGTAACGTCAGCGATGTGGCCTGTGGCGACCTTTCCAGCAGTGCATCGACCGGCAAGATGGTTATTTCGACCATCGGCGGATCGAACTGCTCCATCGTCACCTGCACGATCAAGACGTGGTATGACCTCTCCGGGAACGCCAACGACACAACGCAGAGCACCATTGCGAGCCGGGCGACCTTCACGGTCAGTTGCCAGAACTCGCAGCCTTGCGCGACTTGCGCCGGTTCCTGCATCTATGCGTCGGGCAGCGCGATCTCGACGACCCAGCCGTTCACAATGATCTCCTACGCCGAACGGACGGGGGCGACGACCTCGCTCAACTCCATCGCCCGTTCGGTCACGACCACTATCATCCTTGAGTTCACGACCTCGGCCAACCAGGCGGGGATCACGGCCGGGACGCTGGCGACGGCGACGGCCTCGGACAACGCCTTCCACAGCATCAACGCGGTGGCGAATGGGGCCTCCTCGCTGCTCTCGATCGATGGTGCGACGGCGACGGTATCGGCCAACACCAACGCGATGTCGGCCAAGGTGTTCTGCGTGGGGACCGGGAACAACGCCTGCACCAGCGCCGCTTCCGGCCTGAACGGGAACCTGACCGAGGTTGGAATCTGGGGCTCGACCGGCTTCACGACCAGCAACTTGACCTCCATGAACACCAATCAGGCGACGTTCTGGGGGACGACCTTCGCCGGTGCGGGCGATGTTGTCTCGGGTGCCACGGCCTTCTGGTCAGCGAGCCGGGCCTATGCCGGGGCGACTCGGGGGCTCAAGGTCGCGAACGTCTGCAATGTTGCTGATGCGGCCTGCGCGGATATCAGCAGCGATATCTCAAGCGGAGTGGTAGCCGCCCCCACCATCGGGGGCAGCGCATGCTCGGTCGTCACCTGTACGATCAAGGTTATGTACGACCAAACCCTGGGCGGTTTCGATGCCACCCAGGCGACCATCGCAACGCGGGCCACGCTAACCGTGGCTAGCCTAGGCAGTGCGGCTATCTACGCCTCCGGGAGCGGATCACAGTTTTACCCCTTGACTGCGGCTACCACCGTCGTGGAGCCATGGACGTTCATATCCTTTAGTAAAAGGAGCGGGAATTTTACAGGCTTTGGAGGTGTTCTATCGGACATAAACTCAGGGACGCACCTATACTATAGGTCGATTGTCGATAGCGTTGGCTTCGATGTTAATGGAACGGCGATAACCATTTCCGGAGCAGTTCCAGATGCGTCATATCATTCTCTTATCGGCGTATCTGCTTCAGTTGGAAGTAATAGCCTTTTAGTTGTAGATGGCTCGGCCACCACTGGAACCACAGGGACATCATCTCTAAGTGGTGGATTTTGTTTGTTTTCGACTTCTAATGGGAGTGTTTGCGGAACGATTGCATCGACTGCAAATATAGGGGAGCTTGCTGTATACCCCATTGGGTTCAACTCCACGCAATACGGCAATATGAACACCAACGAGGCGGCATTCTACTGATGCGCAAGATCATCCTCTTCTTCCTGCTCGTGGCCTCCCCGGCCTTCGCCCAGGTCACGACCAACAGCTATCTGCCGCAATCCGATCTCAGCACGGCCGCTGGACGGAGTCAGCTTGAGGCTCAGGCGATGGGGGCGACTCCGGACGGGAAGGGCAACTATCCGGGGTGGTGGGAATACCGGGCCTATCCATGTACCAAGGGGCCGACCGTGTTCATCACCATAGAGGCCGCGCCGCGCCAGCTCGCCACCGTGGGCTCCGACGACTTCACCGCCAATCCGCGCGCTCCGGTGATCGCGGCGACGGGGCGCAGCGTGCTCGCGCCTGCGGTCAACGGCCGGCTGAACATGGTCGCGGAGATGGCCCCGGTGATCGATCAGCAAACGGGGAAGGCCCAGCGCGCAGCGCCGACTGGCCTGAGTGCCGACGAGATCATTGCGCTGGTGCCCTACGAAACGATGCAGTCAAACGGGTGTTTCCCCGACCCAGGCCAGAACTGACATTGACAAATCAGTGTGACCATCAGCAACCTGCGACAGGCTCGTAACCCGTCAAGGAACGATCATGATGACACGAATTGCCGCGATTGCGTTTGGTGGAGTAGCGATGGCTCTCTCCCTGTTTGCTCCGGCCATGGCTGCCGACGCACCACCGGCCCCGCCTGAAAAGCCAGCGCTGGCGGAGCCAGCCAAGCCAGCCAATTACACCATCACCCTGACCATGGACCAGCTCGTCGCCCTGGACTCGATCCTGAACGAGTCCAATTCGCCGTACCGTCTGGTTGCCGCCCTGCGGCAGTCCATCATCACCCAGTATCAGGCACAGCTCTCAAAGGCCGACCCGGCCAAGGCAGAAGGAAAATAAGCAATGGCCGGCGACTCAAGCGATTCTGGAGCCTATGAGCGCCGGTCTGACGATGGCTGGATGGGAAAGCGGTTCGACCGCATGCTCAACATCATCCAGGTGTCGGCGATCATCATTGGTGGGGTCTACGCCCTCGCCCAGATGAGGGAGCAGGTTTCCGGGCTGCGATCCGACCTGACCGGGTTCGAGGATCGCATGGACAAAACGGTCACGGATATGGGCAGGCGTATCGACTCCATTCTTCTTTCTGGCAAGAAATGACCATCCGTATAAACGATGCCGGCATGGCGATTCTGAAGAAGCATGAGAAGTGCTCTTTGGTCTCCTATTGGGACATCGATGGCTGGTCGATCGGCTGGGGTTGTCATAACCACCCCCTGGTCGATGCGCTTACGCGGTGGAGCCAAGAACAGTGCGACCAGCAGCTGATCGAGGATATCGAAGCCGTCGAGTCTGAACTGGACCATCTGCTGACCATTATCGTCACGTCCAATGAGTGGTCCGCCCTGGTCGACTTTCTGTACAATGAGGGATATAGCCACCTGAGTGGTTCGACCCTGCTCAAGCTGGTCAATGCCGGAGACTTCAAAGGGGCGGCCGACGAGTTTCCGAAGTGGCGCGTGGCGGGCGGCAAGCCAAACGCCGATCTGGAGGCGAGGCGCGCTGACGAACGAGCACTATTTTTGACTCCAGATCAAGCATAAACAGCATTTCATATATGCACTGATTGTGGCAGAATAACGGTTGCGCCGGGGGCACTGCGTTCCTCCCCCGCTTCGCAGCCGGCCCCTCCCCCCATAGGCCAGCCCTCGGCGCTCGGAGTTTTCTAGTGACCGACATTGCGCCGAAGAGCACAGCGACATCGATGGGGACCGCCACTGGCGGTGCTCTGATGATCTACGTTTTCAAGTGCTGGACGGCCCATCAGATTATCGTTCCAGACGAAACCGTAGCGATCATCCTGGCCGGAACGATCGCGCCGATTGTCGAGATGCTCGGCCGCATCGTGGTTGCACTGATCGAGAAGTTCACCGGGGCCGATATCAACCAGAATGGCGTTGTGGGAAACGGCGCACATTGAGGAGTCTGATCATGAATTTGCTTAGCTGGGTACGCTCGCTTGGTGCGGGCTGGTTCGTCGAGTGGCGCGATGCGGTCGAGAACAAGGCCAAGGCCGCTTTTCAGGCCATCCTGAACAGCATCGAAGAGGATGCGCAGCCGGTGGCAATCGCTGGCTTCGACGCGGCGAAGACCGCCGTACTGGCCAAGCTGGCGAGCGGTGGCTCGGTCCAGGACGCCGAAGGCGCGGCTATCGATGCGCTGAAGGCGACTCTGGCGGCGAATGGCAAGACCCTGGCCGAGGATGCGTTCACCCACATCGTGGCTGCCGTCATGGCGAGCGCCACGGCCAGCCAGACCACGGCGACGGCGTGATGGCGAACGTCTTCGACGGCAAGCCAGACGAGAGGCAGTCTGACAAGTCAATTCAGGTATCGCGTTTCCGTCCGATGTATCGCGCCCTAAGCGATGAGGAGAAGGCGCTGCACGACGCCATCAAAGCCAAGGCTGTCGAACTGGAAACGCTTTTCGATACGGTGAAGGCCGGGCGCTATCGCTCTCTCGCCTATACCGAGCTGGAGCTAGCGGTCATGTGGATCATCAAGGAGCTGACTTCGTGAGCCTCCTCTCAGAAATCGGCTTGGAGGGTGGCGAGCTGATTCTGAAGGCGCTCGCCACCATTCCCAATCCGTTCATTGCCGAAGCGCGCATCGCCGAGGCTGTGCTTCCTCACGTCCAGGAGGCCATCGATCTCGGCAAGAAGCTGTGGAACGATGTGGCCGGAGCTGTCAAGAACGACATTCCTCTGACGGCCGAACAGGTCGATACGGCACAGAAGGCTCAGGACGCCTACTACATCGCTATGGCGATCCAGGCCACTCCGCCATCAGACTGATCGTTTAAACTAACTTAGATTTCTTCATCGGAACATTCCACCACCCAAGCTGCGCGGCCACATCGTCAACCGATCTGGCTATCGCAACGTGGTGGTGGAGTTCCATGAGCTGAGCGGTCATCAGAAGCTGCGATTCCGACAGCCTTCCCTTGGCCGACTTCAGTTCGATCCACCCGACGATAGGTTGCTTGGTGTCGGGATCGCTCCACATCAGGCACAGGTCCGGCATCCCAGCCCTCACCCCCATGCCTTTGAGTCGCTTGGCGGTTATCAGTGAGCGCTGCTCGCCGTTGGGGATATGGAACCACAGGACCGATTTGTGGAGCACCGCCGACAGGTAGCGCGCGACGGCGGAGTGGATGGCGGCCTCGCTCGGCCCCTTGCGTATCTGCACCATGCAGTGTATATAGCGCACATGCTGATCATTGACTACCTGATCGAAAACAAAATGTCGGCCGGTGGGCTGGTCAACTTGATAGAGGAGAGGACCGGCTACAAAGTCAGCCGGACAACCCTTACCCGGATCATGCGTGGCGACGTTCGCGACCCGAGCGTCAATCTGGCAATCGCCATAGAGCAGGCCACGGATGGCGATGTAAGGGTGTGGGAGGTGGCTCCCCCAAATATCGATGCACTTTCGCATTGACAGGTTCGGTTGATCGGCGTATAAGCCGCCCTCACGAATTGACGCGGATTGGAGCAGTGGCCAGCTCGCCAGCCTCATAAGCTGGAGGTCGGTAGTTCGAATCTATCATCCGCCTCCAATTCGATTGACAGTGACGCGGGATCGTATAACGGTAGTATGACTGGCTCTGATCCAGTAGGCAGCGGATCAACACCGCTTCCCGTATCCAAAATTTCCGGACCGAGAGGTGCGGAGACGGTGTGACAGCAGTGGCTCCGGCTAGACCGGTGGGGATCGCAAGGTCCGTCCCAGCGCACCAAAAAGAACGCTAGACGGCGGCGTAACAATGGCCTTCTTCAATTTTTGAATATGGGTTGGTTTGCGGTGGTCCGCAGCCGTGTCTGTAAAACACGCGCCTATGGCAATGAGGGTTCGATTCCTCTCCCGACCCACCATTCAATGCGGGGCTGGTATAGTGGCTGTGCCCTAGCCTTCCAAGCTAGAAACAGGGGTTCGATCCCCCTGCCCCGCTCCAATCGCGACCGTAATTCAATGGCAGAACGAGACGTTGCCAACGTCGGTACAGCGGTTCGATTCCGCTCGGTCGCTCCATGGGGTTTCCTCTAGGGCCGTGAGGAATTATAGCGGCGCGATCTCCAGCCGCTTCCCCGCCATTTCATCAGCGTGTAGCTCAGTCTGGCCTAGAGTACCTGTCTCGGACACAGGGGGTCGGTGGTTCGAATCCACTCACGCTGACCATTTCATGCGCCCGTAGTCCAACTGGATAGGGCACCTGCCTACGAAGCAGGAGTGTGGGGGTTCGAATCCCTCCGGGCGCACCATTTCGACTCGTCGCCCAAATGGATAGGGCACCGCCCTCCGAAGGCGGAGGCTGGGAGTTCGACTCTCCCCGAGTCGGCCAATGGGGCTGTGCTGATTGGATCAGCGCCGGGTTTCCTAAACCTGGACCAGTGGGTTCGAATCCCTCCGGCCTCGCCACTCAATGGTCTGCGAAGCATCTGGCGAGGCTGTCCCGCTGTCTACGGGACGAGACGGGTCCGATTCCCGTGCAGACCGCCATTCAATGCCCGTGTGGTGCAAGGTAGACACGCTGCGTCTCAAAAACGCGCTCGCTCGGATCGTTACCGGGCACGGGCACCAATTCTTCGGATGATGCAACGGTAGACATACACTGGGTCAGGCCAAGTCGTGTCGGTTCGACTCCGACTCCGAAGACCAATTCAACCGGGCGTGGGTCAGTGGCTGACCGCTAGTTTTGGGAACTAGTCCAGGCAAGTTCGATTCTTGCCGTCCGGACCATTTAAACGGGGAGCCCGCAGGGGCGGCGCTGTGTTTTGCAAACACGGACGGGGTCGGATCGTTACCGACGCTCTCCACCAATTCATGCTCCGATAGGCAACAGGCAGACCACTCGCCCTCAAAATGCGAGATGCTGACGGCTCGAATCCGTCTCGGAGTACGCTCGGCTAGTTCAGTGGTAGAACGCGGCTCTCGTACAGCCGATGTCCGGGGTCCGATTCCTCCGGCCGAGCACCATGCCGTCGTAGCTCAACAGGAAGAGCCCTGCCTTGTAAGCAGGATGATCGGGGTTCGAGGCCTCGCGTCGGCTCCATTTCATCCCCTCGTAGCCCAATTGGTAGAGGTGACTCGCTTAGAACGAGTAGGTTGGCAGTTCGAATCTAGCCCGAGGGGACCAATTCACGCTGATATAGGCCAGTGGCAGACCGCGATCTTGGTAAGATCGATGACGATGGTCCGATTCCATCTATCAGCTCCATTCAACGGCAGTGCGAGGAAGGCGCTGGCTCTCATAAGGCCGGCAGCGCTGGGTCAGGTCCAGCCACTGTCACCAATTCACGGGCGGTGGCGTTGGACGCAAGAGGGCCTTATAAACCCTGCTAGCAGTAGATGACTGTTCTCGACACGGATCGTAACCGTGGCCGCCTACCATTCCATGGGCATGTAGCTCAACGGCAGAGCCGGCGGTCGATAACCGTCAGACCGTGGTTCGACACCACGCTTGCCTACCATTTCGACGGGCGGTTAGCTCAGAAGAAGAGCGGGGTTCTTACAAAACTCAGGTCGGGATTGCGAAATTCTCACCGCCTACCAATTAACCCGCCCTCCCGTTCGGGATGAGCCAGTAGCGCTGTGGCGGCAGCAAGTTATTCTCTCCTCTTTCAATGGCAGGAAGTTCGGCTGTTAACCGAATAATCGGGGTTCGAGTCCCTGGGAGAGAGCCAATCGCGCGTCCGTCTATCGGAATGGACATCTGGTTCTCAACCAGAAGATGTAGGGTTCGACTCCCTAACGCGCGTCCATATCGCCCTGTCGTCTATAGGAAGGACACGCCGCCTTTCAAGCGGGGAACCGGGATTCGAATTCCCGCAGGGCGTCCAGTTTACACACTCTAGCCGTTGGATCGGAGCCGGGCCTTCTAATCCCAGCCGAGTGGGTTCGACCCCCACCTAGAGTTCCATTCGACGGGGTGCGCTAGGAGCCGAGCGAGCCTTTGACACTCGCAGCGAGATTTCGATTATCTCCACCCCCACCAATCGGACAGGTGACCTGAGCGGCCGAAGGCACGGACTCTTAATCCGTTATTCCACATCGTGGGTTCGAATCCCACCCTGTCCTCCACCGAAACACCGGAAGCGTAAACCCTGGCTGGGCTGGGAACGGCCTTTTAACCCGTGCGCAAGGGGTCCGATTCCCCTCCGGTGTTCCATATGTTAAATTCAGAACCAGGAGGTAGCGATGATGACCGATCTTCCGCCATCCCTGGTTCTGAATGCCGATTTCCGCCCCGTCCAATGCCTGCCGCTGTCGACGATGTCCTGGCAGGAAACCATCCACAACACAGTGGCGGGCGATGTCTCGGTGGTCGCCGAGTACGATATCGACGTTCACTCGCAGAACGTAACGATGCGGCTGCCTAGCGTCATCGCGCTCCGCGCGTTCGTCAAGCCACGGCTCCGGCCATCGCTGACCCGGCACAACCTTCTGGTCCTCCGGGACAAGTCGTGCTGCGCGTACTGCGGACAGCGCTTCCCGATGGACATGCTGACCTATGATCACGTCGTGCCGCGCTCTCATGGCGGCCGGACGAGCTGGGAAAACATGGTTTCAGCGTGCGAGCGTTGCAACTCGACGAAGCTGGACCGGACGCCTGAAAAGGCCGGTATGCCCCTCCTGTGGAGGCCGCGCCTGCCGAGCATGGAGGAGCTGGCTCGCGCTGACTACTATCTGCGCCAGCGCAAGATTCACGAGACGTGGAAAGAGTTCCTGCCGTTCCTTGAGGCAGCCTGAGTTTATCCGATAGGTGTTACGGTAGCATGGCTGGCTCCAACCCAGCTGGAGAGGGTTCAATTCCTTCATCGGATGCCAATTGCATGGTGAACAGATGGTGAGTGGGCGAGCTGCAACCTCGCCAAAGCCCGTTCGATTCGGGCACCATGCTCCCACTACCCCTGCGGCCCTTCACCGGGGCGGCTTTCGCGACGAGTAGCGCTACGTCCATCGCCACGCTACCGCAGGGACTGGTTTATGGTGACGTTGGCTGAGAGGCTATGGCGCTGGATTGTGAGTCCAGAAAACGTCGGTTCGATCCCGACACGTCACCCCAATTCACGCGCTGCTAGCAATGGTGGTCCATGCGCCGGTCTGAAGAGCCGGACATCTCCGTTCGATCCGGAGGCAGCGCACCATTCCAAGGGTGGTTTCGCAGGGCGGCCCCTGTCACGGTCCCGAAAACCGATGATAGCAGCGATGCTATGGAGATCGACACTACCAGCCACCCGCCAACATGGAGAGCAGAGCCAGCCGGGCTGGACCGAGTTTGCTAAACTCGTGATGCCTGAAATGGCATGGGGTCCAACTCCCCCACTCTCCGCCATTCATGAAGAAGACCAAGCCCAGGAAGCCACGGATACGGTGGTCGGTGCGCCCGGTGACGAAAGTCATTCCGGACAAGCGCAACCGGCCACCGCGTTTTCGCGCGCCTATCGTTTAAACTTAACGATCCGACGGCACTCCGCCAGGACAACATTGTCCTCCCCGACCCACCCGATCCGCTCACGATTACAGGCCAGCTCGGTTTCAAACTGGCCTGTAGCCATGCTCCAGCAGTTTGGCTGCCGGGTGACCTCAGACCACCCGGCGCACCACACTATGAGCAACGTGAAGGTCACGCTTGCGAAGCGTTCAGGATGGCCATCTTGATGCTGGTCTGTGGCGACGGCTTCGGCCACTTGCGCGCAAGCAAAACCTCCCTGGTCAAGCCAAGGCTGGCCAGGGACTTTTCGACGTTGATCTTCCGGTACGGGACGGCAGTATTGCTGCTATTGTACCAACGGTAGACGCGGTCATAGCAGAGGCCGGTTTCTTCGTCCTTCTCCCGGAGAACCTTGACCACCTCGCCGTTCTTGTAGGCCGTGCCACTCTTCTTCGCGGCGACAACTATGGGATCGGCGTCGGGACGTAGCCCACCGCCGTTGGCAAGCGCCTTGCGACGGTTGATAGAGGCCTGGAGTCGGCTCAGGTCGCTGTGTTTGTCACCGTGACGGCCGAAGGCAACTTCGTCCTCTGTCTTGCCAAGCGCCTTGAGCGACGCCTCGACATTGATCACGTCGCGCCACGTGCGATTACGGTAGACCTTGTCGTAGACAAGGCGGTCGACAGAAGTAGATGGGGTGCCGCCGAACTTCTCGGTCATTACCCTGATCTCTTCGGCACTTTTCGGTGCTGGTCGGGCTTTTGGCGTGAGCGGAACGATCTTCTCAGGCTTTGTGGAGAGTGGTCCAACCGCAGCGATCACGGCCTCCTCGAAGCTGATTTCTCCGTATGAATTGATGTTGGCGACATCGACGGTTTCGGTAAGGACCTTGGTGAACCTAACCCCCTTGGCCTGTAGGGCGCGCAGCGCCCGCACCACCGCCGTCTCTGGCTCAAGTGTCTCAAAGCGAACGATCATCCGTATTTGGTCACTCATAATTTCCTCCAAATTGCAAACACAAAACCGATCGTCTTATATATCGGCGATCGTCTAAATGCAAGATAATTGTTGCATACATGCACTGGTCGATATATTGTGTTGCTCGACCTTGATGAGGGGACCGATGCGAAATCTGCCTGAATTGAAGGATGTGGCAGCCACCTCCGACACCGATCTGGCTAAGCTGGATACGGACGCCATACTGGCGCTGCGAAGCGAGGCCGCCGAGAAAATCGAGTGGCTGGCCAAGGCGATCAATCGCCTTAACATGACGGTTCGCTCTCGCTACCAGAGCGAGCTGACCGCGCTGCGCCTGTCTTCCAAGAAGGACACCGGCACCGTCTCGTTCCAGAGCGGCGACTACATGGTCAAGTCGGAAATCGGCAAGACCGTGAAGTGGGACCAGGACAAGCTGGAGACGATTTACAAGGCCATCCTGATGGCGGGCGACCAGCCGTCGGAGTACATAAAGGTCACCTACTCGGTCGGCGAGCGCGAGTACAATGCGTGGCCGGACCTGATCAAGGCGAGGTTCGCGCCCGCCCGCACCGTCAAGCCGGGCGCTGAAAACATCACCGTGGAGAAGATCGAGGAATGACCCTACGCATCGTATCGGCCGATGAGCGTCTGGCCCAGCTGACCAAGAAGGATACTGTCGCCATCTTTGGTCCGGTTTCGTCTGGGAAAACCAGCCTGCTCCGCACCATCGATCCGGCGACCGTGCTGGTAATCGACATGGAGTCGGGCCTGCGCTCGGTCAGTGACGTGCCTTTTGACACGGCGGCCGTCAAGTCGTTCATGGACTTCGCTGACCTGTCGGTGATCCTCGGCGGACCGAACCCGGCGCTGCGAGCGCAGGACCTTCTGTCCAGCGCCCACTATGCGGCGGCCATCGAACGGCAGGGCAAGATCGACACCAGTAAATACAACCTTCTGTTCGTCGACAGCCTGACCGAGCTGACGCGGCTGGCCGCCCAGTACGTCAAGACGCTGCCCGGCTCCATGGTCGAGAAAAAGAACAGCGGCGGGCAGATGATCGACGACAATTTCTTCGTCTATCGCGAGCTGGCCGGCGGCGTTCTGGGCTGCCTGCGCCACCTTCAGCACAATGCGCCGATGACCGTAGTCATGGTCGGCATCCTGGAACAGCGCACCGACGACTTCAATCGCGTGACGTGGCAGCCGCAGATGGCAGGCGCGGCGATCGGCCGCGAGCTGCCCGGCCTGCTCGACCACGTCTTCATCCTGAGCCAGTTCAACTATGAGAACGGTTCGTTTACACATGCCCCCGGTATCGGTGAGCATCGCTGTTTCGTCACCCAGGTTCCCAATAGCTGGGGCCTGCCGGCCAAGAGTCGCAGCCAGCATCTTCTCGACGTTGTCGAGAAAGGCGACCTAGGCTACATCCTTTCCAAGATCAACGGAGGTAAGCAAGCATGACTGGTTTCATGAATTTCAACGATGCCGGCCCGCAATACGAGATGGGGACCGTCATTCCTGACGGCACCCTGGCGCGCGTAACGCTTCATATCGTCGACGGCCCGGTCCCCGGTCCATCCCAGACCGATGGCGCGATCCTGCACCCATCCAAGACCAGCGACGTGCTCCAGCTGCGCACCGAGTTCACCGTGGTCGCCGGTCCCTTCACCAAGCGCAAGTTCTGGCCGAACTTCACCATCTCCGGCGGAGAGCAGGACGATCATGGCGTGTCGAAGGGCTGGAACATCAGCAAGGCGCAGATCAGGGCGATCATCGAGTCGGCCTTCAATTTCCGTCCCGACGACATGTCGGCCGTGGCGCAGCAGCGCCGCCAGCTCAACGGCTTCCGGGCCCTTGAGGGTCTGGAGTTTGCTGTGAAGATCGGGATCGAGAAGGGCACCGGCCAGTACAAGGACAAGAACCGCCTGACCGCCATCATCACGCCAGACGACAAGAACTACGGACTGGTCATGGGCACGGCGACGATGACGCCGGGCGGCTGGACCATCCAGAGCCAGCCGGCTCCGGCCCCTGTCCAGGGTGGCGTGATGGCTCCGGTGAACAATGGCGGCGCTGCCGGTGGCGGCGCAGTGCCGCTGGCGCAGAAGCCGGCATGGCTGAACGACTGACGGAGAACGAATGGCAGGCCCGGACCACCGAACAGGCCGGGCTTGCCATTGGTGAGTGGCTGCTGGCCGGGAACAAGCTGAAATGGCGGGTAGAGCAACTTACAAGAGCCGATCTGGCCGCTATGGCAAGCAACGCCATAAGCCGGTACATCCAGCTGCGCCAGGATCGGGAGTCCGAAGGAAAGCTGTCCCCCTGGTTCGAACAGGATGTGTAGTCTGCGGCTGGGAATGCGGGGGCATCGCCTATCAGAAGCCGAACACGGCCAATGCCCCCACCTACCATTTCTGCTCCATGGTGTGCAGCGACATCGCCATGCTTTCGATCAATGACAGGGGTCAATTCATGCCGAACGAGCTGACCAGTATGGAGGCCAAGGCAATTCGGTTCGCCAGGGCCTACTTCGCCGACGCCCTGGCCACGACTGGGCTGATGGAGCCATTCGCCAATGCCAACGCGCAGCAGATCGACACGCTGATCGAGGCGTGCTGGCGCGGGTGCCGGCGGGGGATGGCAGAGCAATCGGAGGTGCCTTTCTGATGGCAAAATTCCGTGAAGTCCGTGACATCGCGCTTCGAACGCTCGCCGATCACGGCGTCGACGACTATTCGATCGAGCCGACCGGCAGCACTCACTTCCGATTGCGATGGGAGCACAATGGCAAGAAGCTGGCCTACATGCTGGCCGCATCGCCATCCGATCGACGTGTAAACAAAACTATTCGGGCCGACCTTCGGCGAATGATGAGGGGGATTAATTATGAATGAACACAAGCCTTCTGCTGAAGAAATTCTTCAGAACGAACGCCATGGCTACGACGATGCGATTATCGCCAAAATGGTTGAGGACTTCGCTTTTCGTTGGGGACCGAAACCAAAAATACGAATTCGTAGAATTTGTTAGCAGCCTTGCGGCTATTCTTTATGTAGTCAATACAAAAGCGTCCAGGCAGTGATCGACACTAATCACGGCAGCGGCTACGTGCCACAGGCCCCAGCCCTGTCCCCAACAGAGCGTGTAAACATAGCCATAGACAGCGCTCTGGTTTACCGCCAAAGCCTCCAGACGCCGCGCGCCTATCTGGGCGGGTCCAGGCTCGGCGAGCCATGCTCCAGGCTGCTGTGCTACGAACTGATGGGCGTGCCGGCCGACGAGGGCAGGGAGTTTACCGGCCGGACTCTGCGCATATTCGAGGTTGGGCACCGGTTCGAAGCGATGATGGCCGACTGGCTGACGCAAGCCGGCTTCGGTCTGCGCATCGCCAAGCGAGATGGGAGTCAGTTCGGCTTCAGCATCGCGGGCGGCAAGATCGCCGGACACATCGATGGTGTGATCACCGATGGGCCTGTCTTGGAGGTTCCGTACCCGATCGGCTGGGAACACAAGTCGCTCGGCGACAAGGGGTGGTCGAAGATCGCCAACCACGGCCTGCGCCTGGGAAACGAAACCTATTTCGGTCAGGTCCAGATTTACATGGCCTACATGGACTTGCCAGCCTTCCTGTTCACCGCGATCAACAAGAACGACGAGTCTATCTACGCCGAGATCGTTCGTTTCGATCCGGCTGCGGCCCAAGCCCTGTCAGACAAGGCGGTGACCATCGTCAGCGCTGTCGAGCGCGGCGAGCTGCTGTCCAGGATCGCCAGCCAACGCGATTTTTACAAATGCCGCATGTGCAATCATCAGGACCGCTGCTGGTCTGATCCAAACTAGCCATTGCATATCTGCACCGGATAGTGTAATATCCACCATTGAAGTGAGGTTCATATGGTTCGTGAAGCGATGCGCGCCGATCGACAGCCAACGGGCTGTCGCTACGTGATAGGCGATGTGAGGCAAGGCAACTGGCGGTTCTGCCAGAAGCCCGTGCTGCGCTCGTCCTACTGTCCGGAACACGACGCGCTGTGCATCAGGGCGCGCGAGCCGGCCGAGTTGATATTGAGGAAGAAGCCGTGACCGCCAAGACGCCAACCGAGATCGCCGCTCTAGCTTACAGAATCTCGACCGCCGAAACTTTCTATGACGCGACAGCCATACTTGAATCCGCCCTCACCACCTACGGCCTCGCCCAGCGCCGGGAGGGGTTGGAGGAGGCGAAGAGGATGTTCGCGGAGTGGACGGTGGACCATTTCGCGGAGTGGACGGTGGACCATGATTTTAAAAGTGTAGACCTGCGCAGTGTTCGTAAGGAAATGCGAGATTTCGCCCGCTCCCTCACCCCGTCAGACGAGGAGAAGAAATAGATGGCCCTGATGTATTGCCGCATACATGGCACCTTTACTGCCTGGGGCTGCCGAAAGTGCTTGGAAGAACATACGGTTTTAGCGGCGAAGGAAGCAGCCGATCGTATCCATGAGATCATCAGGAAAGCGCTAGAGACACCCAAGAAGAAAGACCCCACCCATGACTGACCGCCCCTCCGAGACGCGCGTCTCCGCGGCTCACGTAGCCATTTCTGAATTTACCGGCGCCTCTCAAAAGGCGCGTGAGTTCGTCGCCATGCTTGACGCCGTTCTCCCCCTGATGCCCCCGCGCCCCATGTCCGACGCAGGGTGGGCTCTTCTAGAGACGCTGGCGGCTTCGGTAGCTGGATATTCCGGCCCGATCAGAAAGGCCCTCGATGCCGCCCACGCATCCCGTGCCGAGCGGCAGCCCACTACGCCATCCGGCAACGCCCGCTGGGAAGATCATGGCGGCCCGATTGTTCGGGCAGACCCTGACCGTCGTCAATCCCCAACCGAAAGCGAGGTGATGCCAAATTCTACCCGATCCGGTCACGTCGGTTCCAAAGATACGACGAAGCCCCCGTCCATGGCGGCGGGGGCGGTCGATCCCAAGACGTGGGACGGGGGCGAGCGCAGGGAGAAGCAGCGGCGCGTCAAGGCTATGGCGGGCGAACACCTCCCAGCACGACGCGTCGGTGAAGACCGCCGCCAACCCCCTCCTCCAGATTGGAAGCAAGACGCGGCCGAGACTTCGCGCGTGATGCTGGCCAAGTCCCCAGCACCGCCGAAAGCCGGATCGACTGCTGGCGCTGGAGGAGCCCAAGCCATGACCACCATCACCGAAGCCCGGCTGACCGCAGAGCAACTGGACGAACTGCGGAAGGTGGCGGAAGCGGCTACGCCGGGGCCGTGGACCGAAAAAGAGATTGGTTGGTGGCAGAACGACATCCTAGCCCCTGATGGTCATGCCGTTGTGAAGGCTGCCACCAGACCGGCCGGGGCATCAAATGCCAATGGAGGTGTTGCCCGCGTTAAGGACCGCACCCACATCGCCTCCTTCGATCCACCCACCGCCCTCGCCCTCCTCGACCGGATCGCGGTGCTGACGGAGGCGCTTCAATATTACGCAAAGACCTTCTGTGAAGGCGTCGAAAACGGGTGTGGGCACCTACATGAAAACGTTTGTAGTGGATGCAGCGCTTATGCCGCCCTATCTGCCCTCCCCCGGCCCGACAACCGCAAGCCGGGGAGGGAGAGGCGCAAGGAAGATCAGGGCTACTTCCCGCTTTCCGATGGCGGACGCAGAGGCCCACCCAATCAAGGCCCAAACCGCCGCCTCACCCAGCGGAGGAAAGCATGACCGCCCCCACCGACCGCGAGGAAACGCTTGAGGAGATGGCGGCGAGGCTTGGACATTGCGGTCGCCCGGTGATCTGCTACGAAACACTTAGCCCCGCTGGTTGCATTGGAACACGAGATACTTGCCAGCAGCACCGCATCCTCTCCGCCCTTCGCGCCGCAGAAAATCGCGGGCTTGAGCGGGTCGGCCATGCAGTAGAGCACGCACCGGCTCCGTTTTGCGGGGACACGTCCGGAGACGTTCGCCAAGAGGTTCTCCGTTTCATCCGCGCCCTAGCCAACGCCCCTGCCGAACCGGAGGATAGTAATCATGGGCGTTAGGATTCATCCCTGCTACCGCTGCCCTCTCCGGAAGGGTTGCCCCGATCGAGAGCGCTGGGCACAGAAAGTCCAAGGTCTCGGACTGACGGCAGCGCGCTTCAAATGCCCCCGCCTCGGCTTTCAGCTTCGCCTTGGTCGTCGCATCGAAATCCGCGTTCCGGTCAGAGACACGAAATACCAACACGATGGCGTTGCATGGAAGCGTGCGAAGGCCACGATCAGCGCTGTCCAGTCCTTGCGGGATCGGGCAGAAACTTTTCGTATTCGCATGGAGATTGCGGAAGACAACCTTACCAAGGTTTGTATTCAACGAGACCAAGCCAAAGCCGAACTCGCCGCTACTTCCAAATGGCTGGGCGAACTTCTCGCCATCATCCACCGAGACGGCGGGCACTATTCCCAAGAGCGCGGCTGGCAGAAATCGGTCAACGACGCGCACCTGATCTGGGCAGACCTTATTGGCAAGGCGGAAGAACTCGCCGCCCTCAAGTCCCGCCCCGAGGGGAGAGTGGTGACGGCGGAGGCGTTGCAAGACGCCATGCAGTTCATCGCCGGCAAGGGATTGAAGGTCGAATTGAACGATGCTCGTCGAGTGCTGGAACTCCTCGGACCCATCCTCTCAAGCATGGACTGACCATGGCTCCGCCAATCACCGTCTGGACTCCAGACCGCGTTGCCAAGCTGCGCGAGCTATTCGCCGCCGGCCTCCCTGTGGGTGCTATCGCCAAGCAGCTGAGCACTAGTAAAGCGAGTGCTTACGTGCATCTTCTCAAGCTGGGCCTGTCGACTCGCGCTAGACGCAATCTCAGGCCGCTCGACGAGCGCAACCGAACCATCCTCGCCATGTTCGAGGCTGGTTACCAACGGAAGGAAATAGCGGCCGAGCTGGGCCTGACATCCTGCCACATCGGCAATCTGCTCACAACCTTCGGACTGAGCATCCGGGCACGCAACAAAGAAAGGAAAACAAAATGAAGATTCTCATCTTTGGTGGCTCCAACAGCCACAATGTCTATCTGGTCTACAAAACGCTGACTCCGCTTCACCGGAGCAAGCCGATCACCAGCGTCGCCCACACCAACGAATCCGGTATCGGCCGGATCATCGCCAAGTGGGCCAAACAGCACGGGGTCGAGGAGATCGTTTACACGCCATCCTGGTACGACCAGAAAGAGCCGGTCCTGCGCAACGCCATGCTGCTGGCATTCGAGTCGCCGGACGTGGTTATCGCCATGTCCGACGACCTCGCGACACGCAATCTGGTGGCCATGGCGCGCAAGAATCATATCAAGACACTAGAGGTGGGGTCAAAATAGTCATCAAGGCCCCACCTATATGGAGAATTCATTCCTAATTGCGGGGCCTCGAAACTGTGACTAGGCTGGTTGCCTCACTGGTGGTGGTGAGATTCAATCGGGGCTAAAATGACCGGGGACAAGCTGGCTTCCTTCATGGAAGCTATGGCCAGGAGGGGGATTGCTTCTGGCCACATAATTCCGGACGGTAAGCTGCATCGCTGCGACACGACAGCTCGAAACGGGTCTGGCGATGCGGCTTACGTTCTGTACATGAACGGAATAGCCCATGGCGGCTTTCAGAACTGGCAGGATGGCCAGGGCTGGGAGGACTGGCAGAGCGGCGAGGAGTCGTCGCTCTCATGGGAACAGCGCCAATCCTACTACCGGGCGGTGCAGGAACAGCGGAGGCAGCGAGATGAGGAGTCGGCGAGGCGTCGAGAGAGTGCAGCTCAAAGCGCGCAAAAACTCTGGACATTGGGCGCGGAAATTCAGCGGACGGACGTTGTTCATCCCTATCTCGAAAGAAAGCATGTCGGCGCTCACGGCATCCGGTCGGATGGCGGACGCCTGCTTGTACCGGCATGGGGTATGGATGGAGTTCTTCACACGCTCCAGACGATCGACATATCTGGTCAAAAACTCTACCTTCCAGGCGGCAGCGTCCAAGGGCACTTCCACGTTGTCGGGGTTCCTCGCGAGTCGACACCCCTCCTGATCGCCGAAGGCTACGCCACGGCTGCCAGCCTGCATGAGTCGACGGGCTATCCGGTCATTGTCACCTTCCAGGCCAACAACCTTCTGCCGGTCGCGCAGGCATGGCGTGAGCGCATGCCGACGGCCAGGATCGCCGTCTGTGCCGATGACGACTGGAAGACCGTCGTCGGCGGCAGGCCGACCAATGTCGGCGTGATCAAGGCCACCGAAGCCGCACAGGCCATCGCTGGTTTTCTTATCGTGCCCAAGTTTGTCAAAAATAGGGTGGACAAGGACACCGACTTCAACGATCTGGCAATTTCAGAAGGGCCGGACGCCGTTCGCCGCCAGATCGAGTCGGTCATCAACAACCGGCTGGTCCATGCCACACCGTTTACATGGATGGATGAGTCGACCATCCCGCCGCGTGCCTGGCTCTATGGCCGGCACCTGATTCGCCGCCACGTCAGCCTGACCATCGCGCCCGGTGCCATGGGCAAGTCAAGCCTGCTGATCGGGGACGCCATAGCGATGGCGAGCGGCAAGGATTTGTTGAACAGCTATGTGCATCCGGGGCGGGATGGTGGCCAGGGGGATGACCGAGGCGCATCCCGGGACAATAACCGAGACACCCTATCGGGCGTCTCGTCCCAACCCGGAGTCCAAGGGCACCGGGTTTGGTACTGGAACCTTGAAGACCCCGCCGACGAGCTGCAACGCCGCTTCATCGCCGCCATCCGTCACTATGGCGTGGAGCCCGAGTCCCTAGCCGACCGGCTGTTTGTCGATTCAGGCCGACAGCAAGGGCTGACCATGGCCCGGCAGGACCGTGGCGAAACCATCATCATGGAGCCGATCGTCGACGCTGTGATCAAGGAGATCAAGGAACGGAAGATCGACGTGCTTATCGTCGATCCGTTCGTCTCCTGCCACACCGTGCCCGAGAACGACAATGGGGCCGTGGATGCCGTGATCAAGCGGTGGGCCAAGGTGGCCGACGAATGCGATTGCGCCATAGAGTTGGTCCACCACAGCCGCAAGCTGGGTGGGGGCGAAGCGACAGCGGAGTCTTCGCGAGGAGCATCGGCCCTCCTGGCCGCCGCGCGCTCGGTGCGCGTGCTCAACCGGATGACCAAGGAGGAGGCCGAGGAGGCCAGCGTTCCGACTTATGGAAAGTCCGGACATTTGAGTTATTTCCGGGTCAGCCATGACAAGGAGAACCTGACTCCAGCCAGCCCGGAAAGCAGCTGGTTCCATTTTTTGAGCGTCGAGCTGGCCAATGGGGACAATGTCGGCGTGATCGAACCGTGGAAGTGGCCGAGCGCGTTCGACGGCATCTCCGCGAGCATCCTGCCGGCCGTGCAGCGGGCCGTGTCAGGCAAGGGGCTGAGGTACGACAGCCGATCGGAAGAGTGGGTTGGATTCGCCGTGGCCCGCATTGCCGGGCTGGATCACCAGGACATGGCGGCCAGGGCGCAGATACGGCGCATGGTCGACCAGTGGATTCAGAACGCCGTGCTGCGCAAGATCGAGGTGGTGACGGAGCGCCGGCAGACCAAGGTGGCCATCGAAGTGGGGCGGTGGGTCGAGGGTTTCGTGGGCGCTACAGTCGTTGACGAGGAACTGTAGCATGACTGTAGCAACTGTAGCACCAGGCTGCGAAGGTGACCATTGCTACAGTCGCTACAGATATTACCCCCATAGGGGGGAATAATATCTGTAAAGCCCTGCGGGCTAGCGACTGTAGCAGCCATGGTCACCGTAGGCGAGTGTAGCGGGGTGCGGCGGGCAGGATGGTCAGACGGAAAATCGGAGATATTGTTTTGGAATTGGTCGAACGGAAAATCGGGGGCTGGGTTTGAAAAAATGATATGGCTGGTTCAGATCGACGCGCCGCAGCCTGACGCCGCGATCATCGTCGCGTCCGGCGAAGTGGTTTTCGCGACTCCGGCCCTCGGATGGGCGGTGGGGAAGTCGGCGACGGAAATTTACGAATGGTGCGAGAGGAAGGGGTATCAGACATCGGCTGCGAGGATCGCTAGCAGGCGCGATAGCGCGACATAGCGATTGCGTGCGTTCTGGTGAGGCTACAGGCCGGTTTGTGGGTTGTCTGGTATGGTGGTAGCTGATGGGGTGGTTTGTGAGGCCTGTACGGGGCTTAGAATGGATTGCGGATTCGGCTGGCCTGGGTGGTTCGGCAAAAGAAAGCCCGGCACGCGGTAGCGGCCGGGCTGGTAGTGTGTAAACGGTTAGTGGTTCAGTCTTCCCATTCGACCTTGATAGTGGCGAAATAACCTTCGCTAGGCGGTCTGGCATAGCCAGCCGTGATTGCTTGGTCTCTGGATTCGTAAAGCCTGATTCCAGGCCCGGCCGTCATGGGTGGGCGCGGTTCGCGCTCTTTGCCGGGGTGGCGATAGAGATTGAGCCAACCGACACGCTTGGTGGGGATGTTGACAAGATCGCCCGGCATATTCCCTTTTGAACCATAGCCAAGCCCACCGGCGGTGAAGCAGGCTACCGCCTCCCCGTATCCAGCCATATCGTCAATCAGGGCAACAATAGACATGCTGCCCCCGACTCGGTTTGTCGAAATGATCCGGGCTCTCCGCCCATCGCGAGTCTGGACGGGTTTGGCGGGGTCGAAGGGCTTTGGTATGGTTGCGCTGCAAGCCATTGTGATAGATCCTTTAGTTTAAACGTTCAGTCGCTATGCGCCACGGCATAGATGACCAGGATGAGGCTGACGAAGATGAGGGTCGCGGTCATGCTTCCTCCGCCTCGTAGTGGCGGGCCTGAAATTTTGGTTTCATGATAGCTCCTCTTTGTGCAGCCCGCGCGAGCGGGCAAGGAGGAACTGACGGGGTGTGATCATGGCGTAGACTCCGCCAGTCCGCAGGCTTCGAGCAACCGCCGCCGAAGGCGGGGATTGTGACCATGCAAGCGATTCTGGGCCAGGAAGACAGCTAGGATATCGCCCTTGATCGCCAGGAACTTAATGGCCGGGCGAGCGGACTCGACAAGGCATTGAGCGGTAGCGGGAGAACATGTCCGGCCGGCGGGATCGTTCGGGATCGGGGCGCGAATGCAGCCATCGCGCAACTCCCATCGAAGGCCGGCGGGATTGTCTTTCAGGTAGTCAACGATCTGACAGACGGTAGGTTGAGTCATGGTCTGGTTCCTATCGGTTAGGCTGGCACCGCAAAGCCCCGCCAATGGGGCTACCACGGGCGGGGCGGGGCGGGGCTAGGTCTGACTACTCGTCGTATTCGCTGGGGTCTAGGAGCGGCAGAATCTCGACGGGATCGGCCCATCCTTCGGTGGCTTCGTTTGCCTCCGCTTCGTCGCGAAAGGGACCGTAGGCAGCAAAGCCGGTGTAGATCGATCCGACCAGCACTATCGCGAGCGGTTCGGGCAGCGGCAGGGGTGGGCGTTTCGCCGGTTCGGCCGGCTCCTCGGTTGTGGGTGTTCCATCCATGCTCATTGTCTCCAGGTATGTCGATTGAGCCACCATGAGGCGGCAAAGATGGCAAGGGAGGCGATAGCGGTAACGCCAGCCCTTGCCAGTGACCAGATCAACCGGGGAGCGGCCATTGTCCGGACAATTCAGTTTCGTTTTTCATTATCGAATCCACTCGGTGGTGAAGATCGCGTTTGCGTAGGGATCGCGGTCTGGCGACGTGACGGCGAGTCGCTTCGCTGCTTTCGCGACCGGATCGGCCGCTTTCGGCTTGTGTCCGGTCTTCAGTTCGGCGTAGGGCCGGACTGGCAGCTTGGGCGGATTCGCCGCTTTCTCCGCTTTCACTTTTCGTGCGTTTACACGAACAAACTCAAGAACAGCCTCGGCTTGCGATAGCTCGAGTGGACGGGGCGGAGTCGCCTGTGAGCGGAGGAAGAAGAACGATTGGGCGAATCGCCGTGCTGTCTCGGTTCCCCCGAATCTTTCCAAGTGCTGGATTCCGGCTTGTGGGTCGGACAGGACCATGTGGACGTTGGGGAAGTGATAGACGTGAACCGGGCGCGAGGCGGGATGCGCGCGCGTTCGCAGGTTAAGGATAGCGTCGCTGGCTAGCACGATATGCTGGCGGACATACCGATTGACGCTGCCGTTTCGAACGAACGCAACGATATGGTCGCCGAAATCGCCGATAGCGGCGATAACGGTTGATTCGCTGTTGCCGGTCGGGCGCGAGTATAGAACCTGACATACCATCGCCTCCGATCTCTCCGGGGATGTTCGGAGCGTCTGGTGACGATTCGTCATGCGGCGACTCGTCATGTTGACAAAGCCGTAGATGATCTGGGCATTCGTGAAAGCGCGGGGCATGGTTGAGTCTCCTTTAGTTTAAACGGTTAGGCGATTTCGTCGTCCAGGGGCTGGACGGGACTGGCGATGCGACAGGAGTCGCCAAGGCTTTCGATGTGCTTCGCCATGTCGATGATCAGGGTTGCCGCGCGGTACGGATAGCGATTAATGACGGCGCAGATTTGCCGGTATGTCATCTGCGCCAAATCTTCCGGGCTATAGCCGGTCGTGGGCATCTGTGGCAAATCGACGTCGTCATAGATGCCGGGGCGGAGATAGGCTTTCTTGTGGTTATCCGCCGCGCGTTGGGCGGGGGTTTTGTCCGCCCATGTCACCTTGGTTTCGCCAGTCGACATGACGGTTACTTTGGGGTCCGCCGTAGTGCCGTCAGTCGTTTCCGGGGCCGTGGAAGGCGACGGAGTCTTGGCGCCTGTGGTCGCCGGCAGGTTGGCGTCCTTCGCCTTGCTGGCGCTACTGTAGGAGCGCGAATAGCTATAGCCGTCTGCGTCCACCCACGTATGCGAAGCGTGGTCCCAATGTCCGCCGCTGTACGTGTTGACATACGGTTGATAGTTCGAATTGCTGAACCTTGCACCGCTCTTGTCCTTGACCCATCGGCCCACAAAGATCGATTTTCCGGCCTTGTTCAGGAACACGAGTCGATTGCCTTCGGTGACGGACTTCAACCCCTTGGCTCCCCACGTCTTGGGATCGAACACCATGCCGGGGCGCGACTCGACGTAGGGTCGAAGCATGTCGGCGAACGCGGCCGTGTCAGATTTGTGCTCATCCGGGATAGGCACAGAGATGACTCCGTTGTGCATGAGATGCACGCCCGCGCCGCAGTCGAAAGGGTGGCAATTGGACTCGTCCTTGTCGCCATGGGTGCGCCAGCGGAAATGGATGAACAGCGTGCGGCGCTTGAGTTTGTCATACTCTTTCATGAATTCGTCGAAGGTGCCCATCGACTTGATCGTTTCGACCTTCGCGCCGGTTGCGAACATGATCCCGTAGCCATCCGGATTCTGGTAATAGCATCGGCGCAGGGTGGACTCTTCCAGGGCGACGTCATGTGGCTTGGCGATGATGATACACATGGGTTGACTCCTATTTCGAGTGGAATGGTTCAGGCTTGATCGGTAACGACTGCCGGCGCATTCGGTGCCGGGTTGCGGTTCAGGCGGATATAGCCGCGCCTGTCCAGCCACGTCGCCAGATTTGGGTAGAGTCCGACTTGCTGGGGCGTGCAGACAAACCGGCAGAAAGACGGGATGTCCAAGTCACGGTTAGAGGTTGCCATGGCGAATCCCGCCGCTGCCGCCGTGAATTCCAGGTTCTTGAAAAAGCCCAGCTTGGCGACGTTGGACTTGAAGATGCGGACTTCCACGGTTGCGCGCGTATGACCGCTGATCGACACGGCGTCGTAATGATCCGTGTAGTTCAGTGCGCCATCCGAGACTTTCTTTGGACTCCGCCGACAGTATTCGTTCTGATCGCGCCCGGCGATTTCGGACATGAATCGATTGTTGGCGGGATCGGTTATGAACGCCATGAGTCGGCCGATGCCTAGCTTGCTCATCGATGCGCGGGCGATATGGACGTGCATGCCGCAGTTCCGGGCGCGAAACCCGGACAACTTGGGCGCGGTTTCGGCAAAGAACCTGTCCCACGCGGTTTGATGGTAGGCCAGCGTCGCCGGAACGGTACAGATTTCGAATCCGTTGGAAACACTGCCGTCGTGCTTCGCAATGGCGAATTCGCCGAGCGTGTCCCGGAACGAACGGAATCCGTCGTCTATGCCGTACCCGTCGCGCGGACATACCTCCAGCTCGACTCCGAGGAACATGGTCTGATCCATCTTGCGCTCGGTGGACGCGACCAGGAACGACGGCAGGCGTTGAATCGGGTTGGCGGAATAGCTGAGAAGCTGATCCTGCTGGCGTGCGCGGTGCTCGGATCGAAGATAATAGATGCCGTCGTCTTCATCCTGGACGTAGTGGTCGCACCGGCAATTGGCGCAGATGGTGATGTGCCGGCCGGCATGCTGCGCTTGCCAGAACCATCCAAGCGGCAGGCTTTCGACTCCGCAGTGTCCGCACGTTGCGGGCTGGCCATAACTACGGAGTCTGATCGGCCCGCGCTCTCCGGTCATACGCGCGTGTCCGCCGTTACGATCAATCCATCGCCAAACCGGCTCACGGATTGTGTCGGACTCGGGGTAGACATCGGAGCCAACCAGGACGAAAGTCTGACCGCGTGTGTTGTGGTTCAGCCAATCGCGGACTCGCGTGCGGTGCCAGATGGTTTCAGTGCCGGTCAGGCCGTTGGCGAATTGACGGGTAAGTAGCGCGATGGCGTCGCGGTCCCATCGGCCGCGCCGGCACATGTCGATTGCCCATCGAATCGCGATGTACTGGCGACGCTTGATCGCGTGCCGAATCTGCCCGTGACGATCCTGGTACATACCGGCCGGGATGCCTGGATTGCGTGGCATGTCCTGTTTCCTCTTGTGCGGCTTGCTGGCGGGATTGCCGGCTTACCTGACGCCTTGGCCCGGCGCGGGGTTGTCATGTCCCGGCCGGGCTGGCGATTGGCTTGTGGTGGCGTTGGGCTAGTCGCCCGCGTCGCCACCATCAACGCCCATTTCGCCATGGTTAGGGCAATGCGGTGCGCCAACGTCGGTTAACCATTTACGTGTCGTCCGAACCACGTAACCACAATCGCCGCATTCGCATTTGACCATACGAGTCGTCTGCTTCTTCTCGCCTTCTGGCATGGCAATGATGCGAGCGTGCGGGATGTTGCCCAGGTCGGCGATGACTCGTTGCGCGTGCCGTGTAAACGACTCGCCGGCCTTTGTGGCTGTCGCCTTGCCTTCCAGGCCGATGGATCGGACAAGCGGGACAAACGGCCCCTTGTGTCCGACTCCTGGCCCAAGCGCCAAATGGGCCAACTCATGGGCCAGCGTCGCCAGCACGTCCACCGAGTCCACGCGGTCAAGGCGTGGCGAGATGAATATCTGGCCGATGCCGTCAGCCGTTGCTGTACCGTGCCACGCTTGCCCAATGATGGCTTTGCGGGCGCGAGTCCCGCCCTTGTCCGGCCATCCGATGCTGATTCGTACCTGTCGGGGCAGGGGATGGCCGGCTTGAGCGTAGAGCGGGCGCAATTGCTCGGTTGCGCGCTCAAGCCATGCTTCGCGAGTCTGGGGTTGCGACACGGTGCTATTCCTCCGCGTTAAGTAAGCGGTATAGTTCGGCGCGATACCTGGAAACAAGCGCAGCGCCGTCACCTTCCCGCATGAATTGATTGGTCATGTGTGTTATTTGGTTATTTATTTCCGAGTCTGACGCGGGATAGCCCTCGTTGCGACATTCCACAATCCAGCTAAAGGTTAGGCGCGCCTCATCCTCTGGCCAATTGGATTCCGCCTCTTGCATCATACGGGCATATGACATGGCCTATTCCTCCGCGTGTATGGCGCTAGCGATACCGCGCGCGCCCTCGAACACATCGTCATAGCGTGCGAAATCGGCATCGATGCCAGCGGACACGCGGTCGAGGCGATCCGCCTCCGCACGCTGGACTCGAATGATCCTGGCGATGGCCGGACGGTTGATGATGATGATTCGCTTGGTTTGCATGGTGTGGACTCCTATTCGCCCTTGGTTTCATCGTACGCGCGCCACGTGGCGACCGCCGCCGCAATCCTGTCGGCATCTTCATATGACAGGTACAGAATCTCCCCTCCCGTAGTGAGGAGGCGGATTGTTTTGTTTCGGCAGGATGAGACATTGGTGATGATTTTACCTATGTCCCTGTCTTTGCTTTCGCGCCCGGTGCGGCTTGTCCTGGCTATTTTCATCGCCTCTCTCCGTTCCTTAGCGTATGCGCAGAATGTCTGCCGGCGATTCGCCCGTATCCTCTCCCCATTGATCGCGCGGCGCGAGGCGCTGTCCGCTGCTATTGTAGTCAGCCCCGCAATCGTCACAGGTGTTCGTAAAGCCGCGCAGCACAACATGCGCATTGCAGTCGCACCGCCCGACTCGCGGGGATCCGGGATATTCAGCATTGCGCTGTCTGATAATCATGATCATTTGTTCTATCTCCGTTCCTATCGCGGTCAGCCGCGATGGCCCATTCAAGCTAGTGCAAATCTGCACCGGTTGCAAGCCTCGCGATGAGAGGAATCGCCCACTCGCACGAATGCAATGGTTGTGCCATGGCGATTCCAGCGTCGATTGAGCGGCGGAATCCCCCATCGCCGACATGAGACAGAATTGCGTGTAATGGCAAAATGTATAGCAATGTCATGGCGTTATGTTGAAACTCTCAACCATGCGAGTGTTGACTGAGTCCACAACATTTTGATCGATCGATGGCTATTCGGTGGGTCGATTAGGATTCTGACCGCCCGGAAAGCCGCAGAAACCCTGGATTTAGGTGCTGAACTGGCGAAGGCAAGTTTTAAGCTATAACTGGCCGGTCAGGATCAAACCGGCCTGTAGGCCTGTTAAAACGCAATTGCGGGGCTATGGGGTTTGCGTGGTTGTGGCGACTGGTGAGAGAGGCGAGTCCATCAATCGAAAACATCGATTGATCGTGCTAGCGCTGATTCCAGCGGCGCCCGGAGCGGGGGATTGATCCTTCGCCATCGCGTTGTCTGACGATCATGGCTCCACCCATTCGAGCGATCACGGCCTGCTGTCGGATGATCTCAGAGTCGATCTCTGCGAGTATGGCGATTGCATCATTTACACGTTCAGCAATGACGTGTCGTAGGGCTGCCAGAGCAACGATTGGCGCATGTCTTCCGTACCTGTGCCACCGCTTAACCGTGATGGTGGAGTAGCCTGGCACAAGCATCTGAATGAGTTTCCATCGGCCAGGGCAATCCCAATGTGTTGCATATGGAGCGAGCCACATAACCGCCCGTGACCAGGGGCCGCGTCCTGCCTCAATAGCCGGGGACGACTGCCACCGGGCTTCGCGCCTGATGCGGTTTCTGTTTACACGATCTACTCGCTCCGCGAGCGCGGCGCGCACAGCGTCTGGCGCGGGAATTGCATTGGCGCGCGGAACTGGCTTGACGAGGGTGGATGTGGCGTCTAGTGGCACCAGAGTCGACCTACTAGATGTAGTGGGTCATATAATCGAGAAGCACGCTCAACGACTAAGCCATTGAAATAGGCTGCGATGGTTTTCGCATAATGTGTATTACGGTGCTCATGGTCTATTCCTAGCCTTTCCTGGCTGGTCTGCGGTCGCGCGCGAGCGCGTCGGACGCGGCGTCTGACAACATTGATGACCCCACCCCCTACGGCCCCCAAAGAAAAATCGTATCGCGCGCCCCGGAAAATTCCGGACTGTTCGTGCTAATCGTCCTTGACTTCAATTATCCCCATGTGCTTATATGCACATCGATGAGCGGCGTGCCCGCCGCCGAGCCCGGCCCGACCCCCAAAGCCTCGCCAGCTCGGCTTTCCCCCAGAGCCCCGGTCACGCCGCTCATCGACATCTGGGGAGATCAATCGATGCCTGAACTCAAGCCCTGCCCCTTCTGCGGCTACCCCGCGCGCCTATCGGTCGCGCTGGTCCAGCAGGTCTGGCACGGCACCGCCGGCTGCTCGCACTGCACGGCGCAGACGCAAGCGAATGGCGAGACGTATCTATCGACGCGCGAGGTGACGGCCGAGGGTTGGAACCAGCGCGCGAGGCCGAAGAGAGAGTGGATCATATAGGAGAGTGACTATGGGTGGCGGAACCTTTGACCACAATGCCTATCGTGCCTACGCCTCGACGACCAGGGGGAAGAGTACTGATGAAATTTATCGGGCGCGGGAAATCAATGCCGACCTGAACCCGCTCGGCGTGAAGCTGCGCGAGTCACGCGACAGTGTTGACAATCCGCGCTCTACGCCGCTCATCGTTGGCATCGATGTGACCGGCAGCATGGGAATCATCGCCGATACGTTGGCTCGCGAGGGTCTTGGCACCCTGTTCAGGGGTGTTCTGGAGCGCAAGCCAATCTCCGACCCACACGTCATGTTCATGGCGATCGGTGACGCCTATATCGACCGCGCACCGCTCCAGGTGTCGCAGTTCGAGGCGGACAACCGCATCGTTCAGCAGCTGGCTTCGATTTATCTGGAGCACGGCGGCGGTAGCAACGATTTCGAGAGCTATAACCTGCCCTGGTATTTCGCCGCGATGCACACGAAGCACGACAGCATGGAGAAACGCGGAAAGCGCGGCTATCTGTTCACGGTTGGCGACGAGGAGGCACCGAAGGCGTTGACCAAAGAGCAGCTGAAGAAGATTTGCGGAGACGACGCGCAGGCCGATATGTCGAGTCTTGACCTGCTCCACATGGCGCAGCGCTCCTATGACGTGTTCCACATCGTCATTGAGCAGGGAAGCTACGCCAGTCGCGCCATCGACAGGGTGATGAGCAGCTGGACGCCGTTGCTCGGTCAGCGTGTGATCCGCCTGTCTGACTACACCAAGCTGGCCGAGACGATCGTCAGTGCGATCGAGGTTGCCGAGGGCCGGGACGCCAGCGATTCGGCTGCTGGTTGGGGCAGCGGATCGTCGGCTGTCCTGGCGGCGGTAAAGGGTATCGACCGCATCGGTGCGACCAGGGTGCTGGGAGGGCCACGCTGATGCGAGCGCGCGTCGTCATCGGAGCGAACTTCGGCGATGAGGGCAAGGGCCTTGTCACCGACTGGCTTTGCGCTACGCAAGGGGCTGGTGTGGTTGTGCGCTTCAATGGCGGCGCGCAGGCGGCCCACACGGTGGTCACGCCAGAAGGTGAACGGCATGTGTTTTCGCACTTTGGGTCGGGATCGTTCTTGGGTGTGCCGACCTTTCTGTCGAAGTTCTTCGTCTGCAATCCGATCGCGTTCTTCGACGAGGCCAGGCAGCTTGACGCGATCGGCGTCACGCCGGATGTCTACGCTCATCCGGACTGTCTGGTCACGACCTTCGCCGACATGATTATCAACCAGCGCATGGAGGATGCCCGTGGTGAAGGCCGCCACGGCAGCGTTGGGTTCGGGGTTGGCGAGACGGTGGTTCGCTCGTCGATGCCGAACCTCCAGATCACCATGAGTGATCTGTGGAACCGCACGTCGCTCAGGGACCGGTTGACTGAAATCTGTACGAAGTATGCGGAATTCCGGACCGGAGCGCCGATTGAGAAGGCTGATCAGATGATCGAGGCTTTCCTGGCGTGCTGCGAGCGGTTTGCCGAGTCAATTGGCTCGGCCGGCATTGGCCAGTGCCAGGAACCGGTGTTCGAGGGTGCCCAGGGGCTACTACTGGACCAGGATAACAAGGAGTTCTTTCCTCACGTCACCCGGTCGAGCACTGGCCTGAAGAATGTCCTGTCGATCTGTAGCGGCACGGAGTTCGGCGACCTGGACATCTATTACGTTTCCAGGACGTACATGACCCGGCACGGTGCCGGTCCACTGCCGGGGCACGATCCGGCCATGTCGTACCATGACGATACCAACCTGGATCATGCCTACCAGGGAAGGATTCGTTTCGGCAGGCTGGACGGCCCGGCCCTGGTCAAGCGCTGCACCGCCGATGCGGCTGGACGTGACTTCAAGCTGGTCATGACCCACTGCGACCAGCTTGCGTCGTCGGTCAAGGCTGATGTGTATTCGTTTGGCCCCAAGAGAACGGACGTGACAGATGGTTAAGATCATCCACCTCGCGATCTTTATCGTCCTCATCCTCCCTAACCTGATCAGCTATCCCGGTCATGGCAAAGAGATCGAACCGTCGACGCCGCCCAAGCCAGTCTCCTGAACGGCCGTGGGATGGCAAGGCTTTTGATGCCACCGGTCAGCTGACGACGCCGTTGATTGTGTCGGCGGTGTCGCGGCGGATCATGAAGGGCATCGACGAGATGGAGCCGGAAGAGCGTCGGAAGTGGCATGAGAGCGACAATGGATAATCTGCCCATATTCCACGGCGGCAAACTGATCGGCAGGATTCGCAACGCGCCGGAGCCGGACAACGCCTATCTGGTGTTCCCTTCGATCGGCCGCCCCCCAAGTATGGCTTACGGCCAAATGAGGGCACCAGTCACAACTATCATTACCAGCGTCACTGTCAGGCTGGTCAGGGCTGGTGATATCACAATTGGCACGACGGACGATCCTGGCGCTATGCTGGGCGTCAAGGGCTATGAGCGACTGGTTGGCGGCCTGTTTGTGGGACTGACTGACGAATGGGAGCCAGGCGTCGAGCGTGTGGCGAGGGCTATGTGTCGTCAATACCTACACGGTGAGCTGGCTGTGGGTGGGGCGTATGAGGCTGTCCTGGAGAAATGTGTCGACCTGGAGTGGTCGTGGCGTTTCGGCAGGCTCGCCTACGTTGCGATCATGACGATGGAGGGATCGAAGCGTGACGACCGAGGTTGAAGCAAACAGTTTGATCTGTGGCGAGATGTCCAAGCCAGTGGTTCGCCTCAATGGTGAGGCGGGGCTGTTCAGAGTCCAATGCTACGCATCGCTCTGCGGTCACTGGCGCTGGGCCGAGCCCTCGACAGAAATCAAGGACCTTGCCCGTGAAGAGGATGTGCCGGAGGGCGAGGGCTGGGTGAAGCAGCCAGGCACGATTAACAAGCACTACCGCTGGTCCCGCCGGAATCCTGACCGGCACGGCTTCTGCGGGCTGGCTGGAGCGCAGGGAGCGCCGATATCATGAGTGACCCGTGGCCGTTTCTGCTGTGCGGTTGGTTTGCTTGCGGGTGGATGGCATCCGCCGGGTGCGTTGCGGAGTGGCGCGCTCGGTTTAACAGCCACCCCGGAGTGGCGCTCGTTGTGGCGCTGATCGTGTTCGGCCCGGTCGGCCTGCTGACCCAGGTGACGACGAGCTGGATTGACAATGGTGGCCCGTTTAGCCACGGATTTATCTGGAGTCTGAAATGATCGACCGGGGAACCGCGTCAGTAACTATCCGCACAGCCCTCTCCATGCAGGTTTGCGTGCCACGACACTGGACGGACGATCAGGTGATCGAGTTCGCCGAAGAGCAGAACCGCTGCGGTACCGTCAATGGCTGGCAGATCAGGCGCGAGGGTGACCGGCTGCTGGCTGGCGCGAAAGAGCGGGTGACGTGTGCCGACAGCATCGGTCACGTCCACATCGTCCTGGATGCCTGACCGATGAAGATCGTCAATCTACGTGCCGCCAACCTGACCAATATCCCCGCGATGTTGCGCGAGGTGGCGGACTCGATCGAGAAGGGCCGGCACGGCGAGGTGCGCGCGATGAGCGCTGTCATGTTGGCCGATGGCCGTGACCCGGTGATCTTCGGGTGGGGCTTGACCGATAGTATCCACTCGCTCGGCGTGCTTCAGATCGGCCTGACATGGCTGGCGCAGTCGCACCGGGCTCCGGGGGAGAAGAAATAATGCCTTGTTTAAGCGGTCCATCCGAAGCGGAGCTGTGGCATGAAGAGAGGCTGAAGAATGACCGGGTTACGGCCCTGCTTTGTGCGCTTTGCCAGAGAATCGAGGAGGGCCCGTCTAGCAAGGTGATCAACGAGGACCCGGCCCTGGTGGCGTGGTGGCAGGAGCACAAGCGGCTGGACGCTGAGCGCAAGGCTCAGGAGGCCAGGGATTTCAGGCGCAAGCGTGTCGCCGAGGAGGCCCGGTCAAAGCTGACACGAGAAGAGCGCATTGCGCTGGGGATTGAAAGATGAACGACGTAACCACCCTCACTCCACTCAAGGAACCGCCCGGCCTATCGCTGTTTCGCGCCTCGGCCCAGGCCCGCTCGCAGGGCGACCGAGCCACCGGCCGCAAGCTGACCGAGCAGGCGCTGCGCTTCGATCCTGCCATTGGCGGGGCATGGTTTAACCTCGGAACGGACTACATGCTGGAGGGCAAGCATGAGGCGGCGGAAGCCTGCTTCAGAAGGGCCGTCGAGCTGCTCGGCGAGGAGCCCTATGCGCTCTCCAATGTCGGCTGGTCGCGCTACCTTCAGGGCGACGTGCATGGCGGGATCGCCTGGACGGAGCGCTCGCGCAAGGTGACGACCAGCCTGCCCGGCCCGTTGAAC